ATCTACGTTCATCAATCATTTCTACTAGCTTATTAATTCTTTCATTAGAATTAAGATAAGTATATCTTACTACAGGCATCTTATGAATTCTATATCCATAAGTACCAGCTTCTTCATCTTTGCTTAAAGCAATATAAGAGTTATTGAAGTCGCTATAATCATAGAAGATATCAAGACCAGCATCACCAGCAGAATATACGTTTAATAAACTCCATCCATCTAAACCTGGAATTATATCGTCTAGATTTCCTTTCTTTTTATTAATCTCATAAGTCTTACCATACTCTTTATCTTCTTTAGCAACAAAGAAGAATTTAACTTTTACGTTTGTTGGTAAGTAAGTACCTAGATCTTTACCATTCTTGATATTATGCATACCACTTGGCGAATAGATATAAGTATCTTTAGAAGAAATAATATCATTAAGTTTAAACTTGAATTGAAGATCATATTGATATCCATTTTGGTTATAACTTAATAGATTGGATTCTAGATATTTGAATGGGTACTCATTTCCTTCACTATCAGTTCTATATAAGACGGCATATACTTTGAAATTCAATTCAGCAATAGTAACACCATCTTCTTCATATTTAACCAATTGGAAATCAGTACCAATAGATTGATAGCAAGTCATATCAATCTTAAATGTATCATAATCATCATAATATTCTCTATGAGCATGAACTGTAGTTGCTACGAATTGAATAAGAGATGAGTTATTTACATATTCAAAATATAATGATCTATAGTAATTTACTAGAGTCAAATAATATGACACATAGAATGGGCTTTTATTGATACACATCAAATATGGGTTCATATATAAGAACCCATTATCATCCATGCTATTAATAGTAGCCTCGTCATCAGCAGTTACATTCTTTATAGTTCCAGTAACTGGATCTGCATAGAATTTAGCACCTGGTCTGATAATCATATTATTTTTATTATTATTAGAGAATACATCCGCATCAAGATCTGCAGTGATTGTATTTGTAGGAACTATATTATCCCCATCTTTCATCATAAGATACACATAATACAATCTTTCAATTTGGTTATGAACTTTTCTTAATAAATATAAACGGCAATCATCTCTTTGAAGAGAGTTAAAGAAGTTATCTAAATCTGTGTAAGTGGAAATAGATCCTCTGGATAATGCTTCGGCAGGGATTGCTTGCTTTAATTCATCAATAGTAAGTTTATCATCACCATACTGAGAATCTGATGCACTCATAAGAACTAAATACATACCCATATATGGATACTTATCAGATTTATAAGACATCAATTCTTGATATTGATTTAGTTTAAAATTACATTTGCTACCAAGAGTTGTAAATACATGAACTGTGATTTCAGCATTTCTTCTTGGTTGATTTTCTCTATTGAATCTTAAACGGATTGTCTTTTCATCTAGATACATGTAGTTGATGAAGTTCTTATTAGAATCTGTAGTATAATCATATAAACCATCATAAATTGGTTCATAATATACTGCTTCTTTATAAGTACCATCATCTTGTTCTTCTGAAACCATTACATAGAAATATGCTAATTGATCTTCAAATGTGAAATTTAAGATCTTAGTTTCTAATGGGTTATTTACAATAATCTTTTTATAGATTTGAGTATGAGTAACCTGTCTGATAGTTGTCTTTATAGAAATCATTCTATCACCAGAGATATTCACGGCTCCAAGGTATGGTAAATATGGATTAGTAACAGAAGATAGTTTGTTTGTATCTGTCAATTCATATGCTGCAGTATATACAACCTCACCAGTAGGAAGATGGTGACGTGTAACTATGATATCATAGTCTAATACATATGGATATTTTGTAGTTTCACCAATATAGAATACATATTCTTTATCAATAACGAATTTGTTATTCTTCATATTGGCAACCATTTGAGATTCTGGTAAGTTGATGGTTACTTCAATCTGAGCAGGCTTGGCTGTAATACTATTAATACCTAAAGCCAATGCATGAGAGATTACATTTCTTTCATACTTTGCTTTTGTAGGAATAGCTTCCATAGAATATTCAGAAGCCATAATAGCAGTATTTTCTGCCAAGTTACCAAAGATTGAAGATAGATAACCATAAACACCTAATACTAGAGTATCCTCTGGTATATCAATATACTTAGCTTTAAGACCTTCTATAAAGTCTGTTACTTTATAGATATCAGTACTAAGTATATTCGTAGTATAGTATGCCATGTCTTCTCCTGTCTATATATTCATTTTATTAATTTGAAGATGGTGGTTTTACATCTACTCCTCTTCTAATATTTAGAGGGTCTAATGTATCACTATCACCAGCATATCTAGGAACAGGTCTTGCTTCATCTGTACCCCATTTTAATAATGGTAATTTATAACCTCTCCAATCAGCTTCTTTAGGGAATTCGATATAAGGATAATCAACATTCTCACCAGAAGGCATTCCGATATAATCATCCCATAAAGGGGATTCATTATTTGGAGGAGCTTCTGTAGTACTTCCTTTTTTCCATAAAGAAACAAGAGAGTTAAAATCACTTAAGATATTAGGCTCCATATCTTCAAAGAAGCCACTTAGTTTAAAACCAATAGTAACCTTTAATGGTCCAGATTGAGGAATTTCACTAAATGAAGATCTTGAAATAGATTTAGGGAATACACCTGTGAATTTAGAGAAGTGAATAATAGTTTCTCCATCATCATCTACTAAGAATCTAAATACACTCATATGAGAATATAGTATCTTATTAATAATATAAGATTTCTTAGGAGGTAGTAATCCTAACCAAGATAACTGACGAGCTATATCGTAAGTTTTGAAATAGTTATAAATTTCTAAATATCTTGTATCTTCAAATTCTACACTAAAGTCAATGTTTTCATCAGAACTGATAGATGATTTAGGATATAAGATTCTAGATCCAAACATATTTTGAGCTGTTTCTAATTCATCTACTGCAATATCTGGAATATCAATATTAGAAGTCTTTCTATTACTAAGAATTCTAACAAATGGACAAGACCTACCAGAACTACCATCTGATGCACCATAACATAGATTTTCTAAAACTGTATATAGATAGCCATGAGAATATAGCCAATTAAAATATGGAATTTGACTAGCCTCATTAGATAACCAACCCGATTTAGATTTATCATCTGGACTGCCATCATTATATCTTAATATTGGAAGGTCTGGTTTTGTAAAGAATACATATTCTCTAGCCCCTTGAACATGGTTAAATGGATCTATTCTTGGGAGTCTATAGAATGTAGTCCAGTACTTGAGATCATCTGGTTCATAAATACCATTAGCTCTCATAGTCCTTCTCATCTCAGATTCATGAGATAGTACATCTGATTTCAATTTTACTATATCTTCATTATCATCATTAGCACGACCCCACATATGCATAGTAGCGTCGTCAGCTGTTGAATCAACTTTTTCTCTATATTCATCATCTCGTACTATTTCAATATAATCTCTAGGATTATTGGCCACTGTCTCACCACCTAAACAAAAAAATTACAAAATTTATTATACATATGTCGGAGAGCCTAGTATTTAATCAAGGCTGTAATGAGCTAATCCTATGACATTATCGTAATTATCTTCAGTGATAATTATATCGATATAATTACTCTTTATATTTTTCAGGAGGAAATATTTCATGCATGAATATAATACTCTATTATCTGAAATGGATATGGGTCCTTTGAAAAAAGTCTTATCCTTAATGGATTTAGACTTTGATGAATTAAAACGTGGTATTACAGGTACTGTAAAAGGTACAAATGATACTACAGGTTTTAAAATGAATTCAAACATTGCTAAAGAAGCAAAAGGTTTGACAGCTGTATTCCCTGTCCTTGTCAGTGAATCTGTATCTGTAGAACAAGCACAAATGATTGCTAAAGCTGCTGAACGTAAATATGTAGCTATGTTCCAAATGCTATTTGCAGCTAGTCAAATTACAGATGCTAAAAGTGCTCAATCTTATTTGAAAAAGTTCCACAACAATATTACATCTTCTCTAGATCTTAGCGATATGACTGTAGATGATGTAATCGACTTTGCAAACAAATTAGATGAAGAAGTACAAACAACAGCTTTGGATAATGCTCGTATTACGGAAGCTACAAAAGCTGTATTAGAAGACTTAGCATACAATGAAGACTATATTAAAGTTCTTGCTGAAAATCTAAATCCAGTATCTTTGAACAATTACAAAGTTAAAACTGTATTTGGTGATTACAAAGCAACTCAAATCTCTGAAGCTGATGATACTGATAGTTATACTACATCAGATAGTACAAAATCTAGAGAATGGGAAACTGCTGGTAAAGATGGCAATCCTATTCATCATAGAAGAACTACTACTATTCGTAGAAATCCTATCAGCCCAAGAGAAAAAGCAGCTACTATCAAAGACAAAACTACAACTCTTAAAGATAAAGCTGATATCATTACTAAACAAATTCTTACTACTGATATTAAGAAAGCCAATGAAGCTACTCCTAGCTTAATGATTATCAACTTCGTAACTCAAGCTGATGGTCGTGATAATGAAATCGTTAATACTGCAGTAATCGGTGTTAAATGTGTTATCCACTACATCTCTTCTTCTGAAATGATGAATCGTTTAGTATTAAAGAATACTGATCGTCGTGGTTTATTGAACTTCATTCGTGCTACTACTGGTGAAATTCAATTCTTCCGTGATTTCTTATTTGCAGTGGACCGTGCTAAGATTGATGCTGTTGCTAAATCTAACAAAGGTTCTAATTCTCGTATTTGGAAAATGTTGGAAATCCGTGCTAACCGTGCTAAGATGAATACAACTGCTCGTGCTGATAATGCTGCTTGTGCTGCTATTACAATGCTAGTAATTTCTAAAGCAGAAGTAGAAATCATTAAACAACATCACCGTTTAGATCTTTCTAAAGCATCTACTATGCTTTCTGTTATGAAAGGTTATAACTTCATTGGGGTTGCTGTTATTGATGAAGTAAATGAAAAGGTAGATTTCTTATACGACGATGGTACTAAGAACTTTGAAACTATCTCTTTCATGAGTCTTGAAAGAGAACAAGGTGCTGGTGAGTATAAGAAAATGATTAATACATTAGTGAAAGGACGATAGTTAGAATGATTACTTATCAAGCTGGCATTAGACCTTTTAACGAAGATGATATGTCAAGTACTGTTAATACTCAAAACAGTATGAATCCTCCAAGATCTAATGGTACTGTGAATAATATTCCACCAAAAGAAACAAAACCTGCCAATATCAATTTTGATGATGGCGAAGGAGATGCTAATCCAAAACCAATTAACCCTGCTGGTAATGTAGCCTCTACTGTTAATATGGTTAAACCTAGTGCTCCAACTAATACGAACAGTACTCCTAGTAATAATATTACTAATCCCGCTAATCAAATGAATAATAATCCTAATAAACGTGCAGTTGGAGAAGAAGTTATGACAAAAGAATTTAAACAAATCGTTAGTGAATATATGGATATCACTGACTACAAAACAAATACACGTTTATATAATTTAGATGAAGCAGAACAAAATACTGTATTGCTTTCCCTTACAAATAAATTATATCAAATGATTGTAGCTAAAATTGATGATGTTGAAAAAGGCGATATCCCTAAATCTCGTGGTGATATTACTCGCCTTCCTAAATATAATCAATTGAAAGAATGTGCTAAAACACTTACTAGTATCTTTGAACAATATAAAGAAGATACAGCTCCTATTAAAGTTATCGAAAATGCTATTGATAACTTAGAAGATAACTCTGATGTATTCGTTCAATCTTATATGGCTAAAGTAGACTTTGGTATCATGATCTATGAATCTGTTACTCTTGCAGTAATTGGTTCTTTATCTTATATGATTGCTTGTTGTATCGAATACGTTAAAGATCCTAAAAACGATGGTCTTACTATTGTAATGGATAAAACTGGTGTTGCTAAAGTAAAAGAACATTTGCTTTATGAAAACCTTGTTAAATTCAATGAAGCTTGCAGAACAAATGATATTGAAAATGCAATTCGTCCATTAATCAAAAACAGAACTCAAAACTTATTTGGTGTTGGTGGTCTTGTATTGGTTAAAGGTCTCTTGATTGCTGTTCCTGTAATCATTGCATTGATTCCTTTGGTTAAAGACTTAGTATACTATTTCTTCGCTGCTCGTCAACGTGTATCTGTATACTTCGACATTCAAGCAGACTTGTTAGAAATGAATGCTAACGAATTGAAAGATAATCCTAATATCACTACTGATGCTGATAGAAAATCTGTAATTCGTAAACAACTTCAAGTTGCTAGAACTTTCCGTCAAATTGCAGATAAATTAGCTGTAGAAGCTAAGACTGCTGAAAATAAAGCAGATAAAGAAATCAAGAAAGATAATAAAAAATATCGCATTGATGATGTAGAAACAAACCCTGCTGATGCATCTGATGGTCCTTTATTCTAAGGAGGTAATCAGATATGTTAGTACTTGGTAGAAAACCAGAAAAGACAGCATTAGAAAAAGATGAATTTAATATCGATTGGATGCTTCAAGGTCCTGAAGTGACTCCTGAAATGAAAAAAGATATTATGGATTCTCTAGCTGACTATCAATTCAAAATTCCTAAGAACATTGTTTCTTATATCATTGCTCATTATAACTATTCTCCATATAGTAAGAATAAATTTGATGCCAATGAACACAAAGGTGTTCAATTTAAATATTTCTTAGATTTTGGCAATCCTATGAGCTTAACTTCTAAAGAAAATGCTTATAGTTTATTTAAGTATTTCCGTAATAATGAAGATAATATCGAAGGTATTTCTCCTTTCGAAGAATACGATTTATATCCTATCGCCACTACAATAAACGATGGATTGTTATGCACAGATTCTAAAGGTGTAATTCATTTATACTATTTAGATTCTGATGAAGTTGTTAAGGTTGCTAATACATTCGATGAATTCTTAGCAAGCTTGTATATTAGTAATGAATGCTAGCAGGAGGAAATAGAAACTATGTTTAAAAGAGCTCCTATGAGCACAGCTGAGTTGATTAAACGTAACTTAGAACAACAAGCTCTTAAAGAAGAATCTATTAACCTTTATCCTGATACAGATAAAGATCTATTAGATAATTCTGATTTATATAAAAAATATACTAAAGCACAAGATAAAGCTAAACTCGATAAAGATCTTGTTAGCAAATTCTCTGAAGCAGTAAATACTAAATTATTAGAATGCTGCTTGTATCAAGGTATGTTGAAACCTGTTTTAAAAGAACAATTCTGCAATTCCCATGAAAGAAAACTTGGTAAAGCTTTAGTAAGAAACTTTGTTCAAGAACATGGTGCTTTTAAATTAATCGAATCTTTCAAAGATAAAAGTTGTTATTTGAATGAATGGTATGACGCTATCAAAGGTTATCATACTGCCATGATGAATGAAGCTAAAGAAATTGCTCAAGAAGGCATTCCTGAAGCAGAAATGTTTGAAATCGAAGATGATACAATTAAAAACTTTGTATTTGATACAAAGAGCATCATTCCAAAAGATATCACTAAAATGATTACTTCTCGTGTAGAAGATGCTGTTAATGATTTCATTGATCAAAACAAAAAACAAAAAGAAGAAATCAAGAAAGTATACGAAAAGGCAAAAGAAAAGGTAGCATCTTTAAAAGATACTATCGATCCTAATGACCCTAGCTTCCAAGATTTCAATGGTGATCCAAATTCTGAATTGGATCCTAAATATGGTGATCAAGTTCAAGAACAAGCAATGGCTATGGTTCGTGGTAAACAACGTGCTTTCCGTGAAGAAGCTACTTCTGTATTTAGCATCTTAAGTAAAAATACTTTAGAAACTATTCATAGAAACCAAGCTATTAAAGAATCTTACTCTGTAGGTATGACTGGTAGATTGGATTTCCAAAAAGCTATCAATGATACAAAAGTAATGTATTCCTTCTTAGAATGCTTGAATACTATGGGTATTTTAAGTATCAATGAAGAAAGCTTATCTGCTCTTCTTAATGATATGAAAAAATCTATTCGGGAAGAAAACTCTGTTACTAATATTGCACCAACTAATCCTGCTGATGCAAAAACTCCTGGTGGTACTATGACTGTTAATACTAACAATGCTACCCCAGCACCTCCTCAACCTACTGCTACATCTACATCTAGTGGTACTGAAGGAAATACTTTAGCAAGTAAACCAACTAAATAAAAAAAAATAAGAGTAGAGTCGTAATGACTCTACTCTTAAATTTTGTTAACTATGTAACACATCCATGATTGCTAGCTCTTCTTCTACTGAAGCGTTAACTTCTTCATCGGATAATTCTATACCAGCCTTTTCTCTTGCTCTAGAGGCCATACCTCTTTCTTGAGCTTTTTTATTTTGCCATCTTTGCATAAGTTTCCTTTGATAAATCAAAGGATTCTCATCAACAACGATAGGTTTATCAATAAGCTCAACAAGTAGTTCTTTTAGCATAATATACTACCTCCTTTCAATTTATCAAAGTAGTTCTTACTTTAAAGTATATTATAAAAGACCAGAGATTAGCTTACTTGTTTCTTCAGCTGCATCTTTAGTATTGCGCCATTCTTCGAATGCACCAATTGCTTTATCAGCTACATAGATACCTGCTACAGTACCAACACCTGCACCAATGCCGATTACGGCACCTTCTACAAATGCATCTTTAAGGCTCTTTTCTTCTTGTTGAGCATTGCCTGCTTCTGCAATTTTAGCACCGATTAAAGCTTCTAATTTGTTAACTTGTTCCATTTGTTCTGCCTCCTGTTTTTCGATTTTAGTTTCATTAATTTGATCAAGTTGATCTTGCTTTACCATTTTAGCTTCCTCTTCTTTCTTAGCTTGAATACTTTGTTCTAATGCTGCCTTTTGTTCAGACCCCATGGCTTGTGGGTTTTGAACTTCTACTTGTGCAATTGTTTGTTGCACAGGTTGTGGCTGTTGTTGGATATTTTGTTGTTGCCACTGTTGTGGGATTTCCAACGCAGGATTGTTCAAACCATTATTCATCCCATCAGGAATAAGGTCTTTAATATCCCCTGTGAATAGCATTGGTTTAGCAATAACGTATTCCTTTTCTTTCTTAGAGGAATCCTGCGTCGTTTCCTCTGCTACAGGTGTTGCTACTACTTCTTCCTTTACTTCTGTAACAACTGGTTCTTGTTGTGCAACTGGTTGTTCTACAACTACTTCAACTGGAGTTTCAATAACTACAGGTTCTTGTTGTTGCACTGTTTCTTTTGCAGAAACCTTTTTATTTCTGCGTCTGCGTGTTGCCATTTTGCAACTCCTTTCTTGCTTATAAAAAAGCATAAACTTTAAATAGACTCTCGTCTAGAAATCCCTCTACTGGATTTCACTATTATAGTATATAATTATAACCAATTTTAGAATAGGTATTTTAGCACAATTATATGGGTAAGGGAACTTAATCCCTTACCCTCTATTTTAGATATTGATTAAATAAGTACCTTTAGCTATTTTACTGCAAGTAAATAAGAATCCGAAGTTACTTGCATTCGATAAATATCTAAGTTCCTGAGCATCTAAATCCCCATGCCCATAAGTGCTTATCAAGCTACCAATGCAATTATTAATAATGCCAAATATTGTATTATCATTTTCTTCTTTTGGATATAGATAAATATAAAAACTATGAGTCAATGGTTCCTCGATAATTTTATATTGGAAATATCCATTCTTATAAAGATCAGAAGAGTCTAAAATAGGAATTATATTATCGGCTCTTAGAATATTATTTCTAAGAAGTTTGATTTTAATAGAAGTGCACAAATTAAGATTATTAGAAAAAATATCAGCGGCGTCAATATTAACCAATCTACCCATTACTTTAACATCCATCCTTTTTAAAATAAATTTAAATTATTCTCCAAAGAATTTAATGTCGTTTTGCCCCAATCGTTTAGAAATAGATTTGTATTGATATTTGTTATATAGCATATTCATATACCTTAGAGTTATTTCTATTCTAGGAAGCTCAGAATAGTATTTATTAAAACTTGAGCTTATAACAATAGAATCGTCTATCCATATATTACCATTATACATATCAGAATATTTCTTTTCCACATTATCAAAGTCAGGTTTGGATAAAGGCCTTATCATTCCCATCTCTGCTAACATTTTTTCTTTAGTATTAAAAACGTTAGGTGTTTTAAAATATGCATTGTAATGTACTTGGCAAGGAGTATAGATCAAAGACTCTAAAAAATCGAAGTCTTGAGTAGTTTTAAATTGCTTCATAAATTGTCTATCAGCAGCACCAGTAATGGAGTATACTTGTATAAATCCAGGATTGGATCTTGCATTGGAAAGAATATTATTTCCTTTGCTTTTTATAAACCTAGCTCTAGGTCTAGGACTCCCTTCTGGATTTTCATATATTACCACATATAGCTCTGGCATATAATACATTTGTTGAAGCATTTGATTTCTAGTATTAATAATTTCATCCATTTTAGATTTATTTATTTTATATTTGTCGATCATCCAAGAAAGTCTCTCTTGATAATCCCTTGGGACTTCAGAGTACTTCTCTTCATATATTTTTGCTTTTTGTTTCCTAGTCTTTATTTTATCTCACCTCCTGGAATAAGACAAGATTACTTAGTAGTAGCCTATTGTATAAAAAACAAAAAAGAAGAGTATACTACGTTTGTAGTATACTCTCATATTCTATCTTAATACATTCCCATATTCATCTAAGGTAATGCCTCTTCTTATTAAGGCCTCTGTAACTAATCTATCTAATTCTCTCTTATTAGCTAATAACAATTCTAATTCTCTATTCGTTATCGCTACATTTCTTCTAACTGTGTCAGAATACATATAAAGAGCTGCTGCTCCAAAGACAAATCCAATTACAAAAGATGAATTCATAATCTGCTCCAATCCTATTTAAAATACTATAATATCATAATTATAGTATATAAATATAGGCTAGATTACATGATGGAACCATTGCCAGATTGGTTGCCGCCCATATTATTCCAAGCAGCATAAATAGAACCTAAAGCTCTTGACCAAGTATGAACTAATCTATCTTTTACTGTATTAGAGCCAAGACGTGTTAGCCAATATAGTTTTACATATCTAAGCATATTAGGTTCTGCAATATTAATACCACACATATTAGCTAGGTAGTCTAACTGTGCTGGATTGCCAATCATATCATTATCACCTTTACCAGTGGCCATAGACATAACGTCGTATAAGTCTTTAATAGATAATTGAATTGTAACCTGAGTAGGTAATCCATCTTGAGTCCAGCCTTGTAAATCACCACGTTGAATAGAGCAGTTTGTAATAATACCCATATCTACATGGAACATTGATTTATAAAATGCACGGATTAAGAATGGAGATACATAAGTATTATCACCAGCAGATCTAGGCATAACAAATCCTAAGATATGACAAAGTGGAACAAATATATTTAAGTATAAAGATAATACATCACAATCTGGAGAATCTAATTTGATAGTAATATCATAAGATCTCATGAAAGATGAATCAGCCCAGATTTCTGGGAAGAACATCTTACCACCAGCCATCATAGTATTAACGTGTTTCCACATAGAACCAAGTATACCAGACATAGAGCTTGTATCGCTAGATCCTTTTTCTAAGTCTGCTTCTGGTTTGATGGCAGCTGTATTCATTAATCCAGATGCACCACCTAATAAGAAATTAACCTCTCTAGCCATATCAGATACTTGATTAATTTTACTTGCTAATTGAGATTGTGTAGTACTATTAGAGAATGATTCTTGTACTTGTGTTTCAGAGTTAATATAGAAAGATACAGAACCTCTATGATATCCAGCAAATGGATGCTGAGATGCTAAACCCCAGTCAAAATTACCTAATTTATTCTTTTCACCATTAGCACCATATTCTATTTCTACATCATTGATATTTAATAGAGATGCCACAGATCTACACATTTGATTTACAGCAAAGAAATAATCTTCTGGAGTTGCTTTAAAGTTATAATATCTACCAGATTGATTTACTAGTTTATTTACATCAGATTCTTTTACTTCGCCATGATTGCTACTAATAGCAGAAACGATTTCTTTTTGAATCTTTGCTTTCTTATCTCCCTCATAACCTTGAAGGAAATTAGCCACACCTGCTTGTAGAACCATAATAGGAGCTCTACCAACAATCTTTTGAGCAAACTTTCTACCAAATGCTGCATCATTATTAGTATTATCAATTCTATTATCACAAATAGGCATAAATTGATATGGCATACCAAATACAGTTCTGATATTTTTGATTGTCATTTTATTCATATTAGTAATAAAATTATCAATAGCATTAAAGGCACTAGTAAATCCTTCTTTAAATGCTTTAATATCATTCATGAAATCTTTGTACTGTAATTCATTTGATACCTTATTGATATCCACGTCTTTAAACTTACCATCTTTATTCTTATAAGAAAATGCTCCTAAAGCAACACGGTAAGTTTTACCATCACTATCTTTAATATTAACGTATCCACTAGGATCTACTGAAGATACTCTAAAGGTACTGTTATCAGTTTTAGCAGAATCTGGAATATCTTGACCATTTATATCTTTCTTTGCATCTGAGTTGATCTTAACTACAGTACCTTCGAGATTGATATCTTGGTCATCGTTATTTTGTTTATCAGAACCAGCAAATGCTTGTAGATTCAATCTAAATATTTTTTGTTTTAAGATCTCTTCATCTACATCTGCCATCTTGGTTAATCTATTGCTATTTAGAACGTATCTACCAGAAATAGTTTTTAACCAACCATCTTCTTCAGATACAACTTCTATAGTCTTTCCTTTATCTATACTATTCACAGTATTACTAGAAGCAGATGGTCTGCTTTTAATTAATACTGGAGCGTTTACTTTGTATAATTCAAACATTTTTATCCTCCTAATTACTAGGTTATTACAAAAATGTCAGGGATAGCATTTCTGCTATCCCTGTGTAGTTTATCTATTAGCAATACTGTTCATATTGTCAATAATTGATTGATAGTTACTAATATCTGTCGTACCGACTCTATTAAAGTTGCCTTCTACACCTGCACCAGCACCTACACTAGAAGCTGCCATTGTGGCAACAGCAGCTCCAGATTGAGGCATGCTAGCTGCATTTATGTTAGCTTTAATACCTTTATCAGCAAAAGTATTTGCTAATTGAACGATAGCAGATAATAATTCATTAGTCTTAGTTTGTTCTTTAATTAGTTTATCTAACTTAGCACCCAAACCAGGATCAGCAGCGGATACAGCTTGAGCAGCTCCTCCTACTGCACCACCAGCTGGTGCTCCATTAGTATATTTAGGATCTTTAGATAATACAGCAATCGCTTGTTCTTTACTCATATTTTGAGTATTTACTAAGTAATTGATATCATTATCAGAATATGGAATTCCATTAGGTCCAACTCCATTAGGAGCATCAACTTTAGCAACTGGAAGATTGAAGTTAGAAGATTTCAAATTGTTTAGGTATTCTTTACCATAGGATTTGATATTTCCAAATGCATTAGAACCAAAGGTTTTAATACTACCCCAAGCATTAGAAGCTAAGTTTTTGATCATAGAACCAAAACCTCTACCGAAGTTAGAAGTTTTTCCTCTACCGAATCTAGAAGCTGGAGATTTAGGAATTTGGTTATGTAATCCATAAGAACCTTCATCAATACCTCTATTGGAAGTATAGTCTACTTTGATACGAGTGCTGCCTCTACCATATTTAGATATGCTCATGAATCCAGGAGTGCTTGCAAAGGAACTATGTTTACCTTTACCACCACCAGAACATAATCCATCAATAGAATATTGACATGGATCAACTGCACCATCCATACCAGCACAGTTTTGATCACTAGTTACAGTATAATGTAAATGAGGACCAGTACTTGCACCTGTGTTACCAGATTTTGCAACTATTGTACCAGATTTAACATTATCACCTTTAGATACACATTGTTGAGACAAATGGGCAAATAAGTGATACATTCCTTTACCGTCTTTTACAACGACAAAGTTACCATAACCAGATCCAGGACCGCCTTGGCAACCTACGTCATCTACAACACCATCTACTGGAACAGGAACTGGAGTTCCTTCATCAACACCTAAGTCAATACCATTATGCATTGAAGAGCCTACACCACCAGGACTTTCACGAGGTCCAAATGGAGAAGTGATAGGAGCGTTGCCCATACCTGCTTGAAGTGCAGCTGCTGCAGAACCAGATTGAGGAGTAGATACAGAACCAGCACCACCAGATTGGGCACCGCCACTAGATCCTCCTTCTTTCTTAGTATCCATACCTAAGATACTGCTAAATGGATTTTCATCGCCAAATAAGAATTTGAGATTATTGCCAAATACTTTGCCAGCAGTACCTAGAATAGATGCACCTAGGGCTTTAGTCATTTTAGATAAAGGAGAAGCAATTCTTTCAGCCATGCCACTGATTCTACCAAAGAAGCCTTTACTATAATCAGCACCAGAAGAAGCTGGTTTGGAAGCTGCGTTTTTATTATTGCTATTAACACCTTTAACATCTAATGCTTGAGCCATGGTCTTAGTAGTTTGAGGTTTAGCTAAACTACTAGCAGTGTAAGCAGGAAGTTTATATTGGTTATTAATATCTACTTTCTTAGTAGGATCCATAGTTAAACCAGGAATTGTAGCAGGGGTGGATGTATCTAGTTTGAATTGGTTACCCATACCAAATCTAGCTTTGATATGCTTACCCTTACCAGAAGAACCTATATTACCTTTACCTGCTAAGATAGCTTTAGCAGAAGCAATACGTCTTGGATAGCTTGCAGTATCTCCAGATACTTCAAAACCTTTTTCCCAAGTTACTACAGCATCTTCAATAGATTGATTTGCCATAGCTTGAACGAATTGATTGTAATATCCACCAGGACCTATTTCAGACCATAGATATTCTAATTGAACTGAGAGGTCATCCCACTTCTTACCTTTAGATTGGGCTAATTGATCTAATTTAGTAGCACGATCTTGGTACCATTGGCAAAGGCCTTTAGCACCAGAACCAGAGTTTACTGAAGAAGGATTGTATCCAGATTCAGCTTCGATATTACCACAAATAGCAGCTGCTTGAATATCATTTAAACCTTTAGATTTTAAGAAATCAAAGATTTGTTTTGCATTTGCTGCAGCATCTCCAGATACAGCATTATTAGAGCCATCGGAAGATCCAGAGCTAGATGGAGCTGTTCCGAAAGATAACGCATCTCCTAGAATACTTACTGCTTTAGAAATACCGCTTAAGAAACCAGTAGCACCAGAGCTTCCAGAAGAAGAACCACCAGTTGCTTTACTTGGTTTACCAGGATCTCTCTTACCAAATTTAGATTGATCAATTAAAGTCATATTTGGTTTGCCAGAAGGAATAGCAGATAAAGCTCCACGCATAGCATTTGCATATTCTGTAAGATCTGCTCCAAAGTATCCATTTTGTTTTAAACGAGATGCAAAGTCATCTACGTCTTTAGATCCACTTAATGGAGGTGTAGTACATCTGTTGCAATACCATGCATAGTATTCTGCCCATTCTTCTTCATTACCAAAGTGCATGTAATAGTTTCCACCATCTGGTTGTTTATCCTTAGGATCGCCAGTTGGTTCGTTTTGTGTCATACCACCGAAGTTGTAGTTTTCTACAGCTAATTGGGAAGAGAAGTTTCCTGATTCATGATACCATTGAGCAAATACTAGTTTTGCATCGATACCAGTCTTAGGAGCAACCCAGTTAGCTAATGCCCACATCTTATCAGCAGATATACCGCCTCTACCGTATCTGAATTTGCCTGTACCGAAATGGAAATTATTAGGTCTTAAAGAAGAAGTACCTTTACCATATCTTACAGTTTTACCAGAACCATATCGTTTAGATCTAGCACTGATAGCTACAGTAGATTTAGATAAGATATCATTTGCTCTATATACTTTATTAGGTTGACGAGTTTCTGGGTCTTGAACAATAATGTTTCCATTATTATCAATACCAGTAGCTGTAACATAATGAGGATTTTCAGCAAATGGAGTTCTATCAGATTCACCAGCGTTATCTTGACCCATCAATACAACAGGATTGCCTGCTGCTAGAGATTGTTTAATAGAATCATTATCATAAAGATTATCTGTTTCCATACCAGCTTTACTCATGAAGCTATTAAAGAATTCAGGTCTAGTACCGCCATTAGTTTCTTTAAATCCTCCTTTGATTGCATATTGAGCAGCCATACGAGGATCTACATCGACACCAAGAGAAGATAAAGCATTAACAGCAGATACAGGACCGCATCCAGAGTCTGCCATTGTTTGTGCTTCAGAGTCACCAGGTGCATTAAATGGCATAGAGTATTGGCTATCTAATTGGGAATAGAAATTACCTTTACCATATTTAGAATGTTTGCCAGAGCCAGGACCTGGTCCATATCCGAAGAAGTTCTTAAGAGAAGTACCAGCCTCACCAAGAGCACCTGCGGCTCTATCTCCAAGTTCACTAGCTTTGTTTCCTAAATATTCTAAATTATTACTAATACCATTTTTAACGTAGTTATAGTTATTAGTGATGCCATTCTTAACGTAGTTGTAGTTATTCATAATTCCATCTTTAGCGGAATTATATAGATTAGAAGCGCCAGTCTTAAGAGCATCCCATGCCTTACCAGCTTGATTTTTAGCCCATTCTAAGTTGTTACCAACAAAGTCTTTAAACTGTTGGCCCTTTTCTATTACTTTAGATACTACATTTTGAGCTCCAGTTTTAGCACTGTCGATCATCTTACTGAAAGTATCTTTAGCTTTATCCATATTATCACTTAGAGAAGAAGTTTGTTCATCTTTTCCTCTAGGTTTCTTTCTTCTTAGTTCATCAAGTTCTTTTTTACCGAATCCAAATGCAGGGCCTACATATTCAATACCCATTTCCAATACAGCATCTTCTGGAATGATGATACCAAGAATTGGAATAGCAGAACATAATGCAGTTACGATACCTGCTACGATTTTCATACCAGTAGTAGAAGTACCTTCAGAAAGTTTTAGCATTTCATCTGCAGAATTATAGCCATGATAGAAATCAGAGATTACACCACCAACAATAATAGCAGCAGATACGATAGCGCCAATACCTGTAGAAGCAGCAGCAGCTTCAGCACCTTGTCTCATAAGCTTAGTAGCAGCACGAGCAATATTTGCTGGTTTAGCAGCTCTTTCTAAAATCTTAGCACCAAATCCTTTTAAAGCTTTTGTAGCTTTTGCAGGAAGCACAGATCCTAATTTATCAGATACCTTAGTAATACCATCTTTTAATTTAGATAATAAAGCTTGAATAGTAGAGCTTTGAGTTTCTGCTTTAGCAGCAGTTTTGCTTATATCAGTACCAGCTTCTTGAGCAAATCCTAAGGCTTCTTTACCTTTAGAAAATGCTTTGCTAGCACCGCTTCCTATAGCGCTTAATGCTTTAGAGTCTACAAATCCATGATACATATCACTTGGAATAGAAGAGAAATCACCATTAGCAATATCATAAGCAGCTGCACCAGCAGCACCCATCTTACCAATGCCACCACCTAGTTTAGAAACTAATGCAGAAGCACCAATGGTTGCACCAATACCACCAAGCATACTACTTAAGCTTTGGCTTTCTTCAACTTGTGGAGATGGAACTCCATCATTGATTTGACCAGTAGTACCAGATGTAGTATCATCGATATCGTGAGCAGAAGCATTGCCCATAGCACCATAACTCAAAGCAGCCAATCCAGCTAAAGCTGCACCAACTTTGCCTTTACCTTTGAATTTAGTAGCTAATCTAGATAAGAGTCCTGGTTTTGCTCCTTTAACAGCAGCTTCTTGAGCAGCTTTTCTAGCAGCAACTTCTTGTTCAGCTCTTGCTAAACCACCAAGTTTAGATTTAACTTGTCCGCGGTCTGCAACGTATTTCTTAATAGCATCAGATTGATACATAGAAGTTGCCTTCTTCGTAGCTTGTTCTTCAGCTATTTTAGCAGCTTTTTCTTTAGCCTTTTTACCTAGAACAGAAAGTTTTCCACCAGCTTTACTGAAGATATAATCGCCAACTGCTTGACCTCCTACATCAAAAGCAAAGTCCCCAAGATCGAAATCTTCTCCATTTGCCATTTTGTAAGCTTGCATAGCAGCTGCACCACCTAGATAACCAGCACCTTTACCAAATCTCTTTCCTAAGAATCTATTAGCAGCAAAACTACCTAGACCCATAGAGAAATCTCCTGGTAATGCTTTTAGGTTTTCTTGAGCAGCAGCTTGATCTCCAGTAGCGGTATTATATAGATAGCCTAGTCCATCAAATAGACCATATCCAGCTATACCACCTAGACCTTTAGCAGCACCAGATGTTAATAGCTTACCTATTTTACTTTCTGCACCACCTAAAATAGAGTTTCCTTTTCTGGAAACATCTTTGCCAAAGTCTTTAGCTTTTTCAATAAGAGATCCTGCTTTTTCAGTAGCCCCTTCAGGTAATAATCCTTTGCCTAAAGTTTTAGCTGTATCCCATACATACTTGCCTAAATCTTTGATGCCTTCTTTAACAGCAGTCTTAATTTTAGGACCTATTTTTGCTAGAGCTGCAGCTATCATAGGACCTATTATTGGAAGAGAAGCTAACCCGCTAAGCATACCACTAAGCGGACCAAATAGAGAATCCAATAAACTACCGCCTGCTTTCTTAACGGTTTGACCAGCTTTAGAAGCACCGATTCTTTCAGCGATTCTTTCTAATGCAACAGTAGATCTTTCTTGCAATTGAACCTTATGTTGGTTCTTAGCATTGATTTCTCTATTGTGCTTATTAGGAATTTCCATCATTTGTCCATCAGAAGAAGAGATGGCATATTCTTTAGTATCACCATCTGCAGTAGGAACTGTGGTTATACCATTCTTACCAGCAGATGCACTCATAGATGAAGCACCTTTAGAACTGCTCATATTAGCACCTATAATAGATGCTGCAGATAATGAGCCCATATCTTTAGCTATTTCATCTTTAGTTCTCATATCAGTAGCTTTTGAAGAAGGAGTTTCTTTGACTTCTTCTAAGTCATCAGATTTTTTGTCTCCACCACCAAATAAGCCTCCTAGTAAACCACCTTTAGCGGCTGCTCCACTAGATCCACTAAATAAACCTTTAGCAGCTCCAATGATACCGCCAAACGCATGGTCTTCAATATCATTAGCGTTGATTTTCTTACCATGCCAGATTTTAAATGTTTCTCTAGCTCCAGGAGCTAAATGCATTTTCTCAGCTAATCCAAATGGTAAGAATGCCTTACTAATTGTAGGAATTATAGCATTGGTAAAGTTTTGTAAAGCATTCAATACTTCACCTTGACGTTTATCAATTTTATCATTAGCTTTTTCTAGTCTATCAAAGAAACCTTTACCTTTTTCATATAAGGCACCGTAGAAACCTTGTTTAACGGCATCACTCATATCTTTAACCCCACCGTTACCAGTAAGGAAGCTATAGAGTTGAGTCATGTCTTTATTATTAGGATTATTATCTTCAGCTTCAGTTTCATCTAATCTAGCATTTAAAGACATACCTTTTCGTTTTTGTAATTCGTTGACACGGCTGCCTAATACTCTGGCAATTGCTTCCATTTCTTTAACAGCATCTTCATCACCTCTTACAACTCTGAGGTATAATTCTCTAAAGTCTTCTTTAGAAATAAGAGGTTTTTCAACCCCAATAGTTAGGCCTTTGTATACTTTATCAGCAACTTTATAGATAGCTGCTTTATTGCCTTTATTAAATACTCTTGCTGCTTCTTGAGCTCTTACAGCTTTCTTTTCACCAGCTTTAAGAGTTTGAACAAGAGATTTATATTGTTCGTCTGATAATAGGTCCCCATTTTTAGATTTAAATTTAGCAAGTTTATCAAGAGCACCTTGAACACCTTTGCCATTTTTAAATTCATCAATGATTCCTAATGCATTGAGATTTACAGCACCTCTAGTTTGTTCTTGAATTTGATCTGCAGCTGCTCTAAAGTCAGCATAAGATTCTTTAGTAGCTTTGTTGAGATAATAGTCTTCGCCACGATATTTTCTATTCTTAGCAAAGTCTACAACATCATTCATTTGAGCTCTAGCAGCATTAATACCAGCATAGTTACCAGTACCAATATCTCCCATCATACGAGTTACGTCTGCTACATTACCTTCCAAATTATTTTCTTGAATGAATTTAATTTGTTCTTCAGTACTACCAGTACCATAACCCTTTTGAATGAGTCGTCTATTAGCCCAACCACCAACTTTATTTTCTAGACCTTTAGCAAGCTTACCTGCTCCTTTGGCTACTTTCTTACCAAACCACTTAGTCAAATTGAATGCTTTTGTTCCGATACCTAGTTTATCGAAAAGCTTTTCAAAGAATAGCCCTGGAGAATCAAGTTTGCTCTTAATAAAGTTAGTAATAGATTTAGCAGATTGTAAACCGTATACACCAATAAGTTTGGTTACAGGTTTTACAGTATTGAATATAGGTTTGATCATATCGTCTCTTAACCATCTACCCATATTCTTTTGAATATCTTGAAGAGTCCATTTAAGAGGGTTAGTAAAGTGACGTCTAATAGCACCAGCTAAACCACCACGTCTTACACCGTTCTTATCCTTGATACCAAGCATAAGTTCTTCAAATTTATCAGTAGTAGAAATAATACCTAAGCCAGCACCTAGGATAGAGTTACCCAAGATACCAAAAGGACCAAGAACCATTGTACCAATAGTAGCTGCTGCTACTCTAGGGAAATGTTTCTTAATAAGAGCTTTACGATCTTTATTTAATAAACCTCCACGGTCACCAAATAAGAAATCATTCAAGTCTTTATTATTTTTTACTATGGAAATACTTGCACCAAGCATAGCACCACCCAAAGGACCGAATGGGAGTACCAAACCAGATAGTGCACCTACTGTACCATATTTTTTAGCATCTGGCATATACTTAGCTAAAGTATCTTGCCATTTCTTAGAGATGATACCTTCTTTATGAGTAACATTACCTTTATCATCAACAATATCTTTACCAAATACCGTTTCTTGGAAAGTTTTGCTATTTTTAATTACATTAATAGCAGAACCTGCTAATGCACCAAATAAAGGACCACCTAATGGGAATATAGTACCAAGAACAGCACCTGCAGCGCCACCTTGTACACCAGCACCCATATTCTTTTTAGCAAAGTCATTAAATTGAGAAGCTGCTTTTCTAGGATCTATACCAAAAGCTTGTTCAGAGAAAGTCATTAATGGATCTATACCGATCGCACCAGATACTCTTCTAGTAGCTCTTTCTATTCCTCTAGTAAAGAAGTTCCCTTTATTTTTAAGCTTAGCTTCTGTAACAGCTTGTTCATGAGCTCCAAGTTGTTCAACAATTTCTAAATCACTAGTACCACCTGCATGGTGTCCTATATTAGAAATTAATCTACGTTTGAAGTCTTTCTCTTCAGATAATTGTTGTCCTAAGTTAACACTATCTCTTTCAGGATTGAAAGGATTCATATTAGCAGGAATAACTAATTCGCCTTTATGAAGAGTAGTTAGAGTTACATTGCCTTTAGAAGGATTAACATACTTAATCCCACTAGCATGGTGTTGAATACCACGTTCAGCTTCTGCTAACTTAGCAAGTCTAGATTTTACTTTACCTCTTTGAGCAACGTATTGATTAATAGAATCGGAATTGTACCTTCTACCACCGATTAAATCATCAATACCAAAGAACTGAGCTGCTTCCATACCGCTACTTTGAACGGCATCTTTAGCATATCCATATAAACCTTGTACACCTTGTTTAGCATTTTCTTTAACGAAGTTTGCACCACGTCTAACCTTAGCTTTAGCAGCTGCTATACCTCTATCAATATCAAAGCCAAACCAATCTTTAGCAAATCCTTTGATTTTATCAGGAAGAGTTTTTGCTAATTTATCTCTAAGTTTACCTAAGATATCGTTAATTTGCCTATTAAGGTTATTAGTAATTTCCTTCATATCATGGATCATTACATTGAATAAACCTTTTACAGGTTTACCGTCTTCATCCTTGATATTGGTATTCTTACCGAAAAGCATATCATGAATAAATTCATCAGCACCAGCAATTACTGTTGTAAGCAATCCTGCAGGAGCTTTGAATATACCTTGTACACCTTGCTGAATAGTCTGTAATTTATCACCAACTGTACTAGACTTAATTACATCATCTAAGAAACTAGTTGCTTTATTACTAAGAGTATCAGCTAATTTACCTTTTCCTTTAGTCCTATCTTTATATCCTTGACCATGAAGAGCTTTCATAGCATTTGTTAATTCTTCATCTAAAGAATTAGCTACGTCTTTACCCATACCACCAGTTGTAGCAGTTTCTACTACAGAGGACTTAATAGATTTTTCTTTTTGTTTTAACTGTCTAGCAAATGCTTGATCTAAAGCAGTAATAGGATCGGCTTTTCCACCTCTCCTACGTCCACCACCAAGACTTCCAGCACCAGAAGAAATTAAGTTTCTGATATGGAATAATTCTTTGTAGATATTATATTGGTAATCGTATAAAGACATACCATATTTATCTTTATATCTTGCATTTGGTGGTATAAAGTTACTAGCAATATATTCACCACCAATAGAAGTTTTAATACCACCATTGGTAGCTTCATGTAATAACCCTTGACCAGAAGCATAGGTATTTTCGATCATTCTTGATTTAACAGCTAAGCCACTACTAATCTTACTTTGTAATTGACCTAATTGACCAGATGCTCTAAACATATTCATCACAAGATCAAAGGTTTCTTGAGAAGTATCTTTGCTCTTGTATTGATTATCTCTATTTTTGTATTTGGTTAATACCCTTTCTATATCCCTTGGATTGAAAGTACCATTCTTCCAAACACCATCCATCAATTTATTAGCTACAGAAATGATCTCTTTCTTACGCTTGTTGTATTCTTGCTTATCAGAAGTTCCTAGATCACTATAAACTACTGCATTTGCAATAGACTCTCTGAGTTTTTCAAATGCCTCACGTTTTAATTGTGTATCCATATGCTTCTGAACATTAGAAGCAGCAAGTTCAGTAGTCCATCTACCAGTTTGATAATTAAATACTCTAGCAGCTTCTCCAGTAAGAGCAGATTCTATTTTTCTTAAGTATCCAGGAATTACTTCCACTAAAGATTTTTGAGCAATACCATTCCAGGCAATAGCTCCTTTATTGTAATTACTACTTTCAAAATCTTTTAAGAAGTCTTTGTATTCCTCTTTAACACCAAAGATTCTAGCAAGCTCTTTACTCATTCCTTTCTTACCATTACCCAAATCAAATAATTGGGCTAAGGCAGATTGGAAGTAGCCACTTAAGTTTTTATCAAAGTTACCAATAGCTTTCTTTAGATCTTTACCCATTGCCATACTGATACCACCCTTAGCAACAGCTTTCATAGGGTTACCAGTGTATTCGGCAATCATCATAGGGAGAGCGGAGTACATCATTTTTATTGTATCTAATGTACCGCCATCTTTGTTAGCTTGTTTTTCGATGTGTTTAAAATAGTTTTCTAAACTAAACCCATCTTTACCAAATACCCTATTAGATCTGGCTTGGTTTCTATGCTCTTTAGTATCGAAAGAGTCTTTGTATACACTACGCTGTATATCAATGAGCTCTTTTAATATAGCATTATTTTCAGCTGTAAGATTACTCATAGTTTCAAAATACTGCGTGGCATTTTGAGTATAAGTAAGCATTACTTTATTATTAAACTCTATCAATGAGTTAACGCCTTGACCTAGCATTTCAAAGCCATTAGTCATGACACCAATTTGTCTTTCTCCCTGTGCAAATTGTGCATGAGAGATAGCCTTTTGGTTCTTAAGCTGAACATCTGTTGTTTCAGCTATAACTCTAGATAGAGAACTTGTATTAGCTCTTAACTGACCAGAAATCATAGATGCTACTACAGCATCACCACGGGATATTTTGGAACCCGGGTTCTCTTCGTCAGTATCATCGAAATCTTCCATCAAGTCGCCAAACATGTCGGACATCATGTCCATCATCATTTTTTGTTGGGCTTTAGCAACACTTTCGTTTTCATGATAGAAGTTACCAGTTGTGAGTTCTCTTTTTAGATTCCTAAACGTGTCATTGACAGGTTTGAAAATAAATTGTTCTCTAAGATTCTTCATTTTAAGACCGACAGCTTGTCTAGAGCCTACGATCTCTTTAAAAGAATTCTTAGCATAGTCCTTATTATTCTCAATCATCTTAGTTGTCACAGGAGCTTGTTCTTTAAGAACTTCTACTGCAGCAAATTTTAATGATTTACCTAATCTCTTCGTATAGGCTAGAATAGAGTTTTTTGCCATAAAAGACTTGTCCTCCTTTCTTTAGCATTACGCTGATGTCTTAATTAGACATAATGATCCCCACTACAGAACTTAATCTGTAGTGGGATGTTCATTGTGTTTGCGGGAATGCTCCAGATATACCAGCTTAGTATATCAAAAGGTAGAACTGGGTCTAGCTTTTTAGAAGATACTTATTTATCTTCAGCCTCATCTTGTTTCTCAAATTTGTTGAAGGATCTTCCTTCAGTATCATTCCAGAAACGAGATTGTTTGGTTGGATCAATTTCTTTCCAATTATCTTCTTTCATCTCTTCGATAGTAGCCTTGCGGAAAGCTGGTACAGAAATGAATGTAATACGGAATTTATATTTAATGGAAGCAGATTTTCTATCGAAAACCGTTCTCCAACCAAGGGCAATATTAGAATCTGTTTTAAATCCTACTTCTTTAGAATTAATGCTAAAGGATAATGTATTAGGATAGTTCTCATTAGAGATAGATGGGATATTATTAGCAATACTATTCATCATAGCTTTAAGTACTGCTGCTTCGATTGCTGTATCGCCACAGTATGCTTTTAATTCTGGAATAGCTTTAATAACTGTAGTATATGCATCTTCGAATGTATCGAAAGTTTTTGTAAGGTTAATTACAGTAGGTTTTATATTGAATTTTCCTTTAACAAAGTTAGACATTATTAGTTCTCCTCTTTGGTAGTATCTTCTTCTTTTTCTAATTCTTTATATTTTTCTGCTTTATCTAAAATAGATCGAGCATCATCGATATTCTTAACTTCCATATCAGTGATCTCTACTTCTTCACCAAGATCTTCATCTATATCTTTTAATTCTTGATTTGATAAGAAGATTTCATTAGGATGGAATCTATTAGAAATGTCTTTATTATTTGGTGTTAATGCAATGAATGCTATTCTTGCAAAGATATCTGGGAATTGATCATCTTCATTGACTGTGAAGTTGTTATTTAATTCATCGATCAAATATTTAATAAGAGATTCAGTAACGATTTGTACTTCACGTTGTGCAGCTTTATGTGCTCTAATATCAATAAAGTGAGCAAGTTGTTCAATAGTAAAAGTCATCATGAGTTTAGTAGTTACATTCATAGGTAACCAAGCTCTTGCATCTTCTTTTACAATCTTATTATCCAATGCATATTGATAAGTTTCAAATGGATCGATACTTCTTAAATATGCAGCAGTATTTGCATCTAGATCTTTGTATCTTTCTGGATAAGTATCTAGAGGATTTACAAATTGAGATGAATCTGTTTGATGAGTTACATACCTTTGAGACTCTTGAGAAATAGCAACTCTATGACGAGTCATTTGATTTGCACATGCTCTAGAAATATCATGAAATACAAAAGACATAGTAGCAATTTTAAATAGATCTTTTATATCAAATCCATATTGTTTGATATATTCAAATATCTTTAAGAGATATTTATCTTTTCTATGAAGATAGTCTACTAATTTACCAGACCATTCCTCAGTATTGGTTTCGAACTCATCTGCTACTGTATCATAATTATTAGGGGATTCTAGTTTTTCATATTCGTATCTATGCTGAGTTACTTTAGAAATAATTTCTTTTGTAGTAACTTCTGGTTCATAGATACAATCTTCTTCATCGATCAACCCATCTTCAATATATTGGTGAAGGATTTCTTTTTCAAAAGAAGCACACATGATATTCTTAACTGTTTCTACAAATGGATTTTCTTCAGAGCATTCTCTAATGATATGACCTAGAGCTCTAGAAGAACCACTAATAAGAATTGCTATGGAAAGATTGTTTTGTTCTTTAATAGATACTTTGCAATAAGTAGTATAAGATAAGAACTCAGATAAGTAATTCACATAATTAGTTGTGAAAGAAGCATAAGCTGGTATTTTAATAATTGCAATTACGTTAGTATGCTCAAAAGGAGATTCATGTCCTCTAGCACCCATTCTAGCGCAATATGATTTTTGTTTATCATATCCAGAATCTGGTAACATTCCAACACAAATTCTTCCAGATCTATTTAATAAATATACATTATCAGATATATCTACTATTTCAAATTCTGGAGTTGGTACTACTTGTAATCTTCCATCTTCAGTCATTTTAGGATCTGTAGTCCACTTATCACTTGTTTTGTTAGTTTTTACGATATCGGTTAGTTTGTCTATTAGTCCCATTTTACTAGTTCTCCTCTTATAAGGGAATATAAAGTTATAGCTATAAGTATCTTATAAAAAAGTCAATGTATTTATATAAAATTAAAAGAAAACCCTAGAACCATTACGGCTCTAGGGCATGAATTAGAATTATTAATCGACTAATTTATGAGAATAATAAAGTCTTCCACAAGGGTCCATAAAGGAATCATACAAATCATCATAATCATAAGTCAAATGATGGGTTCCTTCATTTCTATGGTGATGATATGGTCCTCCATAATAATCACCTCTCCAACCATTTTCTCTACCTTCATAATCATATAATGGTGGATAGATAGGAGGTCTACATACACCATACTCATGGTCACATTGGCAATCTGGTTTTCCAGATTTGGGAGCATATACATATTCTGATTTTCTTCTAGGATGGCATTCATGGATTTCATGAATAGTATTCCCAGGATTGAATCTTTCGTATCTATCTGTTCCCATAATCAATTTATTACTATTTGGATCGTAATAATATCCATCATAGAATGGTTCATTGACTTCATCATATTGACCATCGCTATGGATCAAAACACATGGGATATTATTTTGTTTACATAGTTTGATGATAGGATAGATAGCAGATGCTCTATAAGCAATATTATTATCCATAAAGATAATTACTCTATCTAATTTAGAAGTATTAGAATATGGATGGAAGTTTTCTAAAGCACATAAGAAATCGCCAATGCAATGTCTCATAGCAGCAGGATTTTTAAAATCAGATACTAGAGGAGATTTATGCATGTGATCATAATCAACACCATACATATGAGCAATCTTTTCTACATCAAAATCAGATCTAGGAGATCCTCCATATATAACTTCTAAGTTCATTCTTCTATAATATCTTTCAAAGAATGTAGTAAGAGTTCTAGTAACTACATATGGTTCATATCTCCATAATGGATCTACTACAATAGCAACTCTTCCATATGGTTTAGGAGGAAGAGCTTTTGCATTTTTACCGCATTCACAATTAGTCCAATTATCCATAATAGGATTTGGATTGCCTTGTACGTTAACGGAGCAAGAGAATTCTGCTTCAGCTGTTACATCAAACCAGTTAAGCATGAATTCATCTTCTTTAGTCAGCTTATCATTACAGCAACATTTATTCATGGTTGCACTCGCATTCCTTTCTTCTTTTACGAATAGATCCTCCTAATCGATATTCTCTCTTAGTTTCTTTTACATAAACTTTCATGCCAGGTTTAAGCATTTCTCTAGGAATATCTAATAGGTCATTCATAGAATCTACTACTAAGAAATCATCTGTTGATTCTGGTTTGATATATTTGTCATTTAGAATATGAATTTCAGAATAGATATCTTCTAATTGTCTATTACCAGTAATTACACTACCAGGAATATCTTTGTAGCATCCATTTACAATAACTGGTACGGTAACAGATCCTTCAAAGTCCTCTTCATAAGGAATCACAATATCTATTAATCCATTAAACTGTCTAAATGTATGATAGTGAGATAAGAATACGGTACCATCAATTTCAGGAGTTACATAGTCGTGCATATGAACTACACCATCTAATAGATCATAGTCTTCATATTCTGGATAGATTTGTAAATCACCAAGGAGTTCTTTAATATAATCATCTACAGTAATAGATGCAGCAAATTCTGTATTAGAAGTACATGGGACTAGCATCTTAGAATACATCGAATAGATATATTGGTTAGATTGAATTCCAACTCTGCCATATAAGTATAATTGTCTTACATTCTTATCAGTAATATCTAGATCACATTTTAGATCATAATTACTAATAGTAGCTAGATAGATAAGATCATCTACAACAAACAAAGTTCTATTAAATGCATCTGCATTTAGATCAACGTTAGAATTAATATCAGTAGAAGACCAGAAATCTTTTACAGTGATTTGTGCTGGTATGGAATTAGAAATAGATTCTTCTAATTCTGCTTTACTATATTCTAGACTACATTGTCTTAGAATATCTAATGCTCTAATAGATGGAACTGTAATAGCACCACTGAACCAAGTCTTATCATGTTCTATTTCTGTATTGGTATCATCTTCAATAAAATTAGCTTGTAGTTTTACACTAGAATCTAGATCTGTATAATCAACTTCTTTATCAAAGATCATTTGACCTTTAAGGTCTGGGAATAGTCTATAAGTAGACTCTTCCAGATTAGTTTCACCATTAATATCAATCTGATTCTGATCATCAATATATTTCTTACCAATAGAAAAATCACCTTGAATATCTTTAACCACATCTGTAGGTGTATGGGTAAGTTTACCTTTGATCATTGCAATATATTCTACAAAGGCATTATTCTTAACTGTAATACTTGCAGGAATGTCGTATGCATGCCAACCTCCTACAAAGAAGAACTCTCCTTTAAGTATAAATTGCTTGAATCTGATTCGATTGGTTTCATCAAAATTTTCGATATCTGGCATTTTGTAGCCTCCCAATCTTATAAAAAATTTAGCTAAATTTTGTATTATAATGATGTGATAAAGTAATCCATAGAGTCAATTAAGACTCTATGGATATTTGTTGTATTAGTTTTTAAACCTTGTATCAATCATTTCTACAAATCTGTATCCAAGAATAACATTCTCTGATTTATTAGAGTAGCAGAAACAATAATAATCTTTTAAATCAATATGGAAATCTGTTATTAAAGATTGGGCTGTTTCTTTGTTAATACCCTTCTCAAGATTGTTACTTCTAATCATATCATTCAGTATTTCTACTGCATGACATTTACTATCAAATATTACAGGTACTACTAGCAATCCTATAATACATTTTTTAAGTTTGATTTGAAATGTATCTTTAATCAATACAAGATTTTTAGATTCCATAATTAGATACCTCTTAGATCTTATAGATGATCTGTAGGAGCAATTACATCTGGTTCTTTTTCTACAGGAGGAATATCAGATGGTCTTGGTTCATCATCCATGCTAGGAGGATCAGCAGGACTAGGCATACCAATACCATAGAAGTGGTGCCAGATGATAGATTCTCTGCTAAAGATATTTGTATCTACATCTGCTGGTTTAGGTAGACCCATACCATAGTATCTACGATATGCTACAGATTGATCAGTATATGGATTTGTATCAAAATCAGAAGGTTTAGGAATACCAAGATTATAGAATTTTCTATAGATAACACAGTATTCGTCTTTATAAGGGTTTTCATCATATCCTTCTGGTTTTGGTAATTCCATAGAATAGAATTTTCTATAAGCAATAGATTCATCACTATAAGGATTAGTTTCTAAATCATCTGGTTTTGCTGGAGCTGTTTTAGATCCTTTAGTAGTTTCATCATCTTCTGGATTGTACAAGTATTCGAATTTAAAACCTACTAGAAGTTCTTCATTATCGATTTTTACACCAACAACTGCTTCATATAGATCTTCTGCATCTTCACGATTTTCTACACCAACAGCATTAGCTAGTAAGAATACATCGTTTTGAGTTGTTTCAAAATAACGATCATCTTTTACATAATCAGCTACTAGATCTAATAGTTTTGCTGTTGCTCGTTCTTCATTATCGAATACAAACATTGTAGTCAGTTTAGTATCTTCCATTAGATCATTTTTGGTTTTATTGAGAGTATCGTTAGTAATAACAATCATTTCTGCCATATTATCTTATACTTCCTTTCTTTATAAAATTTATAATTTGATTCTAAAATTTAGAACTACTTAATTGTCAATCTTTAATCTCCAATAAAAAAAAATAAGGCCTTTGGCTATTCGGGTCGTGGGTTGATGGCGAAGCCAAAAAACCCACAATCCCCCGTCTAGTATATAAATATATATTATAGAAGTCATTATAGATAGAATCATATAGATATAGTATAATACTTAACCATATAGACTATCACCTCTTAGGTGCATAGTACTAATCTAATATAGATAATATATTAGATTTAATCACTATTGTTGAATCAAACTTAGGTTTGATTTATATCAGAAACTGATAACGAACTTTTTCTTCTATAATATATTATTAAAATTTGGTTTACCCCAACATATATTGAAAATTTTCGATATACTCTAGAAAAAAAATAAAAGAGATGAGTAATTAAACCCATCTCTTTTAATACTAATTATTTGACTTCATAACGATCTATAGCAAAAGTAGTCTTACTATCTTCTTCTGGGAATTCATCATTCTTATAAAATAAATCTACAGAATAGATTCTCTTAGCATCAGAGTTATTATCCACAAAAGGATATTCTGGTTCGGTACCAAATTCTTCCTTTTCTTTTTCTACTAACCCAGTTACGTAATCTATAGCCTTTTGTTTTTCATCAAATATATCCAAAACTTCTGGAGTTGAATAATATGTAGGACCATCGTATTCTTCTACTTTTGTTACAAGATAATTATATTTCTTAGTCATAGTTTTATCTCCTTGGTTGTAGAATATGTCTCTTACTGAAAACATATATGCTTTGTCATTAATCTTAAAAGATACAGGTTTGATCTTTTTATCATTAGAAGCTACATGGCTATAGAAGTACTTATTTATTTCTTTTACTTCATGATCTTCTAAATATTCAGCACCTTCACCAAACTTTTGATCTAAAAATTTATTTAGCTCATCAAATGCTTCATCTACTCTTTTAAATGCTTTATTACGCCAAATAATGCCAAATTTATTTTCTATCCCATGGTCAATACCTGGACGTTTATTTGTATTTAAATTATAAATAGATTGCACAACAATCGTTGCTGTTTCTTTTAATTCATGCTTCGCCAACTTCACCATATTTATTGTCCTCCTTAAAGGTTAAAGTGAGTATGAGATTTATACAATGCCCTATCTTTCAATGTATTATGTCATACTAGAAACTATATCATCGAACTCCATTAACCCTTTATAATAATCTCATTACCCCTGTTATTTCCTCCTTTCTTTTTGAGATTATTATATTATGATGTAAGTCTTGTTATAAAACTAACACCATTATTATAATATATAATCATATTAAAAATTAAAAAAATAGAGATAGGCATACCTATCTCTATTTCTAATTAATCTACTAATATTACTTCTCGAACAACATAGCAATGTGCGATGTTATTTAATTTATAACCTTTTCTAGCATGAGAAGAAACTACTTCTTTATAGTACTCATTAATCTCTTTGATTTCTTCTTCTGTGAGATTAACTGCACCATTTATTTTCCTTTGAATACTAACATGCTTCTCTAATACATCAAATGCAGCATTCGCATCTTTGAAAACTCTATTATAAAATAATTGATGAAGCTTATTAGTGGATCCATTATTAGACCCTTCATCAAAATTATAAGTAGTTTCTAATATTAAATATACCTTTGCCTCTTCCATATTTATTAACCTCCAAAAAGAAAAAAGAGATAGGAACTCAGTCCTATCTCTTATTATTTCAATCTAAATCAATTTCGACAACGTAGAATGTGTATATTGCATTTCCTACTTTACCATTTTTAGTATAGACTACTTTATCGCCATACCCGATATCGATTTCTCTTGCTTCATCTTCTGGGACTTCTTCATGTCCACCTTCGGCTTCAAAGAATTTATCAATGCGGTTGATAGCTTCTTCTTTTGTTTTATAACATTTCAATTCAAAGAAAGAACCATCATCTTCGAATACGATTACTTTGCCTTTGATAGTTTTATCATATTCTGCAACGTATATAGAATTGAATAATACATAACCTTTTTCCACGATTATTCCTCCTATTTATTTAATCATCGGTTTAGATTTTAAGATACTGATAGCCATAACTTTATAAGTTACAACAGTATTTCTCATTTGAGAAATACTATAATATTTTAACCGACCAGCTAATTCATCAACATTTGGAAGTTGTTTGATAATTACTTCATCAGTAACTTCAATACTATCTTTTTGGAAATCTTTAGCCATATCAATGGTAGCTTCTTCATTATCAAATACCACCATACCAAGTAAACGATCATTGTCTACTGGTTTGAGCTTGATTTTACCATCAACTTGCTGCTTAATATACAAGCTTTCCAGAATAGCATAACAATTAGCCATATTAAATACTCCTTAATCTTACTCATATAAATTAATACCAGAATCTATTAGATCGCCACTCTCATTAGAGATAGCGAATGCATAGATATTTTCAGTTTCTGGATCAATATAGATTTGATAGAACTTACTTAGTTCCATTCCAGAAACACGTTCTAAGGTATCCAATCTATCTCTTGGGGGAAGATCTTCTAACCCCATATTGTCACGTTCATAATACACTCTATCAAGAGCTGCATCGAATGCATCATCTTCTGACATAGATTGAGTACCATCTTCATTAGACTCATATTCATATGGTCCGAATTTCATTTCTTCATCAAATTCATTATTTGTATCTAGAACAAACATTTTTACATATATCGCTGACATAACTATTTCTCCTCTTTCTTATAATGGTACTTTATATTCATGCACTCTAAATCCAATAACGGAATTATTGAATCTATCATATAAAAATCCACTATACTCATCCATATCATGATTGGAATATTTTCTAAAATATTTGATTTTGTTATTATATGCCATTACATACTGTTGATTGTGCCTAAAATTGCCATTTACAGTTTGTTTCAGAATATCATTGATACTTGTATCTTCTTTACGACGATAAGTAAATTTATCCATACCTTCAGTATCTGTACATTCGATGAAATTATTATCATCTAAAAATAGTTTATCTATACAAACAGATACCATAGTTTTTGAGCAATGATTAATAATATAATTATCTACACTTTTACTTATACTTTTACGTATTGCATCTATATTAATAGATTTAAAAAGTGGTGCTAATAAATTTTTCATAGTTACACCTCACCCTTAATAGATTCAATTTCACGACCAATATAAGTACCATCTTCTTCAAAAACATATGGAGATAAAATTGCACCATTTTTATCCATTACAAATATACCATACATGATATTATCTTTTTCAATAATACCGAAGTAATTATAAAAATGACGGGATAAAACCTGATCTTTTTGATGAATTATTTTATTAACCCTATCGGATTCTTCAAAGAATATTTTAATATTTTCTTTATTATCTACTTTGGAATAATTTGCCAATCCGTAGAAATATTCTTTAATCCATTTTTGGATTTCATAGATAATATGATAAATACCGTATTTTTCAGGAACTTCAATTTCAATATCCCACATTTGATGATCATCAATCCCTGGTAGTCCACCGACTTCGAATTTACCTGTTGTTTTGTTTAGCATATCTAATGCTAATGTAAAAGTTTGCTTTTCCATTTTGCCTTTCCTTTCGTTATTATTAATAATGGAAACCAAAAAAGATATAAGCTCAGGATTAAAATGTTTTATCCGATATTCTTATATCATAATTATAGTATATAATTATATTGTATTTTGAGCTAGACTTCTAATTAAATCTTTGAGTAACTTGTAAAGGAGAATCGAACTATGTATACGATAAATATATACCACATTTTTGATAAACTATCCGATGGTGTAAAGAACAATTATATTTGCGAAAATGATAAAGAGCTAGCAAGATCTTTAAAGATTCAATTATCTAATGCTAATACGATTGAAAATGATGATGTTGTCATTAACTTATTCACTTTTATTGAGGGAGAATATAGTTATGGTAACTTAATAGCCAGAACTAATGCTTTAAAAGAAGTTATTGATGAAAATGACTCTTATAAAATAGACGATGTAGAAAACAACTACTCTATTACCAACTATTTAATCGGTATGGATGGAGTAATCTATAATATGAGAGATTACAAATCAGTTATGGATAATAAAGACACTATTCGCTCTTTAGGAATACAGAAAGTTTCCCAAGATCCAACCAAATATCGTAAAGATGCAGAAGCAGAATTGAATAAGAAATCTACTAAATTGAATCTATTAAAAGAGATTCAAAACTTAGTTATTCTTACTACTGTATATGAGATCTTAGAAGATGATGCGGAAAAGAAAAAAGATGAAATAGATGAGTATGCAGAAGAAAATATCAAAGAAAATTATATCAGTGAATTTGATATGATCTTAGATAAGATGGATAGATTATTCCCTGATAGTGATGATATTGAAATCACTGGTGTGGAATATAATGGTAAGAAAATTACCACAGATGAATTTACTCAAGAATTAAGTACTCATAGATATCCTGGATACTATGAAAAACAAGTTCCTATTGAAGACACTCTAGAAGATAGCTATACCATTTATACAACAAGAGGTATTGTTAAGAAATCTTCTTCTACTGATATCTATGATATGAATATTGAGATAGAAGAAACTGAAAAATAGTTATATACTATATTTGTGATAGCATTATAAACTAGTGTTTCTTCCACTCCACCACGGAAGTAAAATGTGGTTACTATAGGACGTTGTTTCGCATATCAATCCTAGCAGTGTAAAAACGGTATGTAAAAAGGGTATACTCAAAAGGTATATTCTTTTTTGTTTAAATCAATAACTTTAGACAAAGAATGGGAGTAGAGCGTAATGCTCTACTCCTTATTTTTTATTATAGATCAGCTAATATTTCATTCAGCATTCTTGGTTTTATACCTAGTTCTTCTTGGCATTGACGAGAAGTTTCTAAAACAAGTTTATTTAATAAACCTTGTAACAATGCAGATGGAACCATACGACCCATTACACCAGAGATAGTAAGGAATGCATTTACATATTCATCTTTACGATAATCAGTAAATGCTTCTTCACCTTTAGGAACGATGTAAGAGTTTACACCTTTAAGAGCTTGAGAGAATACTAGTTTATCACCAATACCAAATTTATCATTTACTTCAATATAGAATTCAATACGAACACCATCAAGATGTTTCAATTTACCTTCTGCAGGAAGTTTGCTTGTTGCTTCTAGAGTATATTCTTTATCTACTCCATTCTTTCTCATAATCTTTTTAAGTTTATTGATTCTAGCATCATACTCTTTTACTATCTTCAATAATGTAGGAGAAAGTTCTTCATCATCACAAGTTCTATAAATTCTAATATCAGTAATTTGACCAGTCATCTTAGCTCTTACTGGTTTGCGTCCTAGATCTGATAATCCATCGGCATTATCATCAGTAATATTTTTCAATAACTCATTTGCTTCTTTTTCATCAAATGCATCTTGAAAAATAAGTAAAGGATCGCCTTCTTGAACATGATCACCAACAGATACCATATTATATACGTTAGAGTTCTTATCAAGAGATACGTCTTTTTGTACGTCTACTTTAGATTCTAGTGCTTCAGAGATAGAGTTATCAACTACACAAGAGTCTTCATAACCTAAGTCTGTATTCATAATAGCAACCTTGGCTAAGGTACCCATGTTATAAGAGATATTAAATGGACTAGCACCTTTACCTCTATTACCAATAGCATTTGAATAAGATTGCTTATCATATGCTATTATATCATTAGCCCCAATCTTTTGACCAACCTTTACTGTTGGATCAAGTTTAATGGTAATATAGAAACCACCATCAGAGTTCTTTTGAATATTGGTTCTAAGATCAATGAAATCTCTTTCTTTTGTCTTAGAATCTTCAATGATCATATAATCCTTAGTAATTTCTTTTACCACTGCTTTTTCAAATGGGCATTTATATGCAAACTTATTAGAAGTAAGATATGGTAATGCTTCATCAGCACCAGTAGTAATAAGAGCAGGCATGGATTTCTTAACCAACATCTGATGTTGTGCTGTTTGGGTGAATGCCATTGCTGTACGGAATGGATCATCATGATTGATAGCTAATGGAGATAATGCTTCCATAACAGAGAATGTATTTAAGTTATTCAACTCTTCTGGTTTCTTAGGAGTAATGAATCCACGTTTGTTTCTAACACCAGCATCAATTACAGTTTGTCTATTAATACCTACTGTAGAAGCAAAGCCTGTAGACATACCAAGAACACCAAGCATTGTTTTATCATAACCACGTTTATCAAGACCAAAAGATCTTTCAGAGTTCATACCAGATAAACCTTTGAATGTAACTTTAGAAGAAGTTTCTGCTTCTAATAGAGGGTTCAAAGTAGATAAGTCAGAAGATGTTTGGTCATGTGTTAAGATAGAATCAATTACTGCGGATCTCTTAGCAGAGAAAGTAGCTTGACCTTTACTTCTCTTGATCATAGTTCTATAAGCACCATATGCTTTAGCAAGAACTTGATACAAGTGACCAACAATGACTTCATTAGTTCTTAAACGGTTACCAGTGATATCAGTATGACGATTGAACTTATTGTCTACTAATAAATCATTACCATAAATCATAAGATCGATATAGTTATCTGGAACATTTAAAGTCTTGCAGATTTCTTTAGTAATAGGATCTATCATTAAATCGTAGAAGTTATCAAAACCATCTGCTTTAATTCTACCACCGAAATCATCTAACATATCTAGCCACATATCTTTACCATTGATTTCTTTGATTGAATAATCATTGAAATCGCATTGCATCAATCCATTCATAAGCATATTATGACCAGGATCATCAGAGTAGTATGCTAGATAACCATCTTTGAATTTAATATAAGTAGTATCTCTAGATGGACGTGTTTCTTGGAATTCATATTTGATTCCAACTCTGTTCAATAATCTTTGTAGACCAATATTATATGATAAGAGAATAACTACAGGAATCTTGGTATTCATGATAGAAGCTTCTGAGTACATCAATCTCTTAGCTACAGAAACAGTTCTATAGATTTTATCAAATTCGCCAGACTTATCATGATTTCTTAAGATATTCAAAATACCCATATCTACACTAGTATCAATAAATGGAACTCTTTTACCATTAACTACATAGCAGGCAATATATTTATTAGCAAGCATTTCATCAGTGGCTTTAGATTCTGGAGAACCAGCTGGGAAATAAGATTTATCAAATGGAATTTTAGATAGTTCGTCCATATTAAAAGAGATATAAGAACCATCTTTGAATTTGATCTTAGAATACATCGATGCTAAGTCAATAAATTCCATAGGTAATTCATATTTTAAACAAATCTTTCTATTATCGCCATCAGTGACTTTAATATCGTTACCTTCATACTTAGTTAAAGTCTTTACGATTTTATTAATAATAGGAGAAGATTTAGATAATCCACTTGGAGATTTTCTATAGATGAATACCTTAGAATAGTTAGATACTAATTGAACAGCATCGCCATCTGTTTTTACAATTGGTAAAAGCATCAATTGGCCAATAAGTGTTTTTTCATTACCTCTTAATTTCATAAATCGATTATTAATCAATCTAGGAATATCTAGAGTCATTGTAAAGCGTTTACCAGTTTCAGCATCTTCATAATGACAAGTCCAAGTATCAATATAATCTTCAGATGTAGAAGTATTTTCTGATTTGATATCGACAATGTTCATAGGATGAGTCACATTAATAAAATGACTAAACATCGCTACAATATCTGGATCCATCTTATATTCTTTATTGAAGTTAGCAAACTTTACTTTCTTCCAAGATTCATCCATGGAATCAATCTTGATTTCAGCAGGTTTGATATCATCATTCTTTTGGAACTCTTCCATAAGTTTAGCAACAGATTTGCCATTAACTTCTTTTGTGAGAAGTTTCTTTTGAGTTTCTTCCATTCTAGACTTACGAGCTTTATTCATCTTGATGCCATCTTCAGATTGAAGGTCAAGAAGTACATCTTTTAGCCATTCATTATCTTTATCATCTGGATCATTCTTTTCAAGAGTTTCCATAGCGTCTTTAGTAGTGGTAGACTTAGAAGCTATTTTATCAAGCTTATTTACTAGAGCAGCTTTCTTAATTTCAGGGTCTTTGGTTAAACTAGGATCGTCTAGTACACCCATTTTCTCTAAATCATCTTTTGATAACTCTTTTGTACCACCAGTTAAGTTAGTTAAAGTGATGCCGCCCTTTTCTAATTTATCTGTAAGCTGAGCAACAATTGCTTGTCTAGAGTCATGATTGATTTCTTCAATACCAGTATATTCACCACTAAGAATATTATTTGTAAGAGATACAAATTTATTCAAATGATTCATATCCATCATATTGAAATCTACAGTAAAGTATCCATTATCACCAGTGAATAAGATAGTATAATCTTTCCATGCTTGTAACTTAGATGGATTGATCTTCACTGTTCTATAAATGAATGAGAATGGATTAGAAGAATTCTTGTAATCAAATATACTTGTATCTGGTACAGCCTTCTTCCAATCTGTTACTGGGATAACAATTGTCTTCTTATCATAATTAGAGAATCTTGAATCCATAAGGAATCTATTTAAGAATGTGAAGAATACATCCAATCCTCTATCTCCAGTAAACTTAGTATTATTCTTATAGAAGATATCTGTATAGAATGACCAATCATAGAATAAGTTTCTATTCTTATAAAGTCTAAGATCAGCAAATGTGTATTTAAGATATCTTACTTCATTTCTAATCTTTTCATAGAACTTCAAACATTCTGCTTGAGATCTCATTCTATTATTATATAAAATCTGTCTAAAGATATTAGTATAATTATAAGAACCAAATTTAGTAGTTTCTGTTTCTTCATTAATAATAGAATCTACAAATTCTGGATAAAGAATCTTATGGTATTCTTCTCCTAGTTTATATTCCATACCAGTTTCATTTAGAATAATATCATTATTAGATACAGATTCGTTTAAAGATAAATCTCTTAATAAAGCAGAGTCGTATGCTTCATTATTAATAGAGATATCTCCTTCTTGGTTTAGGTTATTATTAATAATAAGATTTACATTCTTTTCAATGAAGTAAGAATTAAAAATAATATTATTCAACTTAGCAAGTCTATTATTTAGAATATTAATACTAGATTCAGTATTTGGTGTCATTAGATATACAATAGAATTATGAGTTCTATCTTTAAGATCTATTGGGTAGTAATATTGGCCTCTGTATAATCTAAATGGATTTAATTCATTTAAAAATATTGCCACGTTGGTATCCTCCTTATCTATTGTAAAACATTACCTTGATGTAATCCCACTAATAAATATTATGGGTATATACTATAATTATGATAAGAGGTTATATATCTCAGAGTCACAATTGAGTGACAGGCTACATTTAATCATATGGGTCTCATTCAAACTCAACCCATATGTTTAAAATTGATATTAATATACTGGGGGTACATTAATATTTGTGATAAACCAGCCAAAAGTAATAAGGATTAACTACACACTTTATCCTCTTATCAAATAAAGGCGATCATATCTTTTGTGCTTGTATCTATGATCGCCTTTTATTTTTTCTTTAAAATATAAAATTATTGTCATGGCAACAATATCGTAATTCAACGATGTATGCTTGAATAAAGTAAATAGAAAAGGTATTAAGATATGGAAAGAACAAAATTCCTTAAAGAGATATCTTCTATGAGTAGAGAAGATATAGATAAGTATCTTCTAAGAAACTGTAATAGAAGAAAGAAAATTTATCCAGTATTGGTGTTGAAACCTTATTCAAAAAAGGAGAGTACTAGTGAAAGTAGTGGATCTAATAAAGGAGATTAATGAACAACGATCTCCTAATGATAAAAAAACATATGATACTAAATCGCAAAAAGATGAATTGCTTATTATGAAAGCAATGCTTAATGATAAAGAATATAAAGTAGATGTGTATAAAGGAACTGGTATTGATCATAGTTTTTGTCCATCTGAAACTATGAGAAATACAATGAGTTCAGTTATTGCAAATACTACAGGTATTTCTAATCAAGAAGCACATCGTCTTATGGATAATTATGAATTCAAAACTGGTGAAGCTAGAAATATGATTGAATTCTCTAAAGAATTTATTAATACATATTTACAAACAGGTCGTAAGCTCCCATTAGGTGGCAGAGAAACTTCTAATATTTCTTTATTAAAGAAATCTATAGCTCCAGGATATGTAAAATATCCAGTTAAGATTGGCGTAGATAAAGATGGTAATGCGATCTGTAAATCTAAAGATATCTTTGTAAATGGATATGATTCGGTAAAAGTCTCTGCTCCTTGTCCTGTTTGGGTTAAAGACAAAAAATAAAAGAACTGTAAGTAATAGTAAATAAGTATTGATAAGATACTCTATAGAAAAATATTTAGATATATCTTTCTCAAAAGGAGGAGCTAAAACATGACTAACTAGCTAGCGAATCCTAAAAAACAAATTTTATGATTAAATATAATATCAAACCTGAACCGATTTGAACTATCATATCTAATAAATATTTATTCATTAGAATTCTCCTTTCCGAGTATCTTATCATATTTATAGTATATAATTATTTTATAAAAAGATAAGAAGCTCTTTATAAGAAAAATGGTAAATTAGATCTTCCTTACAACAAGGAGGAAATAGGCACATGGCAGTACCATTAACAATCCTTATTAATTAATCTAATAATGAAGTATAATATTACACCAGATATGACCTGTGCAATTATACTGATTAAAAAATCAATCATAAAGATTCTCCTTTCCGAGCTTCTTATCATATTTATAGTATATAATTATAGCTTATTTACTAATGATCAAATATATCATTGAGGAGGTATATTTGATTTTTTTTGTGCTATTGACTTTTAACACAAAAAAAGAGTAAGGGATTAACTCCCTTACTCCTCTTATTTTTTTTATTAATGATGATGATCGTGTCCACAATGTCCGCAATTGCATTCGTGAGAATGTTTTTCACAAGCAGTTACGGTAGGGTTTCCTAGGTTAGGATAGTTGGAATAATCAAAGACAATTAAATCATCATTGATCATATCATATGTGAGTTTATGTAATTGATCTACATAATATTGTGAGCAAGTTTTAAGATAATCTTCTGTATCTTTAAATAGATTAGAATCTTTACCGATTACAATTTCACCTAGAGTATCTTTAATAAGTTCTAATTCCTTTTCATTTCCTTCAAAGATAAGTTTAATAGAACTAGCAGTTTCCATCATCTTTAAAGAATCTAGATTGCTATAGGCCATATCAATAATTAGATCAAATACAAAGTTCTTATTGAATGGATCTACTTCATTAGGATCTTGATCTTTTAAAACCTCTTCAGAGAAGTCACTAAATCCATGACGATTATATACAGAGATAGCTGTTAGCTTCTTGCAGATAAGCTCATATCTTCTAGTAAGCATACCAAGCCTGATCAATCTTTCCGCAGCTACTCCTTGGAAGTTGAAAAGATCACTAGTCTTTTTCATTCTATCTTTATAATAATCATAAGTTTCTAAAGTACTAATACCATTACCAATAGCTTTTACTAGAGTATTAATAGCATTAGGTTGTTTTAGATCATCTTTAAATTTAATATCTTTTGTTTCATGATCTACTTCAGTAACTAAATTAGTTTCTTGATCTTTTCTAACTAGCTCATCTTTAAAGTCTTTTCTTCTATTTTCGATATCAGACTTAGCAGCATAAGTTCTAAACACTATAGTCTTATCTAATTTATCTAGATCACCAAATCTGTTCACATTTTCTTCGATAAAATCATGACTGTACGCTAGGGCATCTTCAATCATTTTTAATTTAGTTTCAGTAGTTTTAGATTCTGATATTGTATATTTTTCTAAATGATTAGAAACTGTATCCACGATTTCTTTAATATCAAAAATTTGTTTTTCCATAGTCTTGATCTCCTTTTAGTTTAGATATCATTAAATTTAGCAGTGTTTAAATCTATTAGATTTAATTTATTAGCACAATATAAAGCAGCTTTTATTAATGGTTTGCTACCATCAGCTCCATCGGATGCTCTTAGAACAGTTTTATAATCATATTGACTTATGCTTATAGATTGTTGTTTATAGTTGAATAATACTGGAAGAGATGGTTTGGTTTCAGTCATCTTGAAAGTAATATCACCATCTTTATTCTTATTCATCAATATACCAACTTTTCTTTGTTCTACATCTTTCGATTCAGCATAGTTGGGATTATTGCTTACTTTATTAATTGTGATTAGTAGAATAGTATTTTCATCATCACCATCTTTAAAGGTACTAGTAGCCTTTATAGCATTTTCTTCTGTACTTACAGAATATACATTTCCATCACTATTTAGAAGAATATCTAATTTAGAATCTTTATCTTCATCATTAGGATTAATATCTTCATAGGACTGTAGATATTTTCGCACTGAATAAGTTCCTAATAATGGAAAAGAATGATTGTAAAATCCATATCCTATAGAGCCTATGATAACAATAACCAATCCAGTTACAATTTTCTTCATATTACTTTTTAGATATCTATTATTATCAAAAAATTCTAATAGAGAATTATAGATAACTTTATTAGAATTACTACCTATAGAACTCTCTTCGTGACGGCCTATGTGTTTGAATATTTCATTATTCGACTTATTTGCTTTATAAAGGAATTGATCTGGATTATATAACTTATTTACTTTGGTTTTATAATCATGAACCCTCTTCACTATACTAGATAAATCCTTGTTTCCTCTCATTTAAGCATTACCCCTTCAATTAGAACTAACAATAAGATAAAGGATTATTAATCTTAAAATGTGTACTGTATATAAAATAGACCGTATTGTTTTGATATAGATCTCTCTCATGGTGCACAAAAACGTCCTCTCAATAATATACCTATTAAAAATAAAATAAACTCAGAATCATTGTAAATCTCTTTCTCTTTTCATCTTACAATAATACGCCGTTTATTTTATTTTCTTTCTGAGTGTTAGTATTACATTTTACGATTATCCTTTAAAATATATCTCAAGAAGAGGTTATTCCTCTTCTTGTTTATTTCTGTGTTTTTGGGAGTATTCGAAATTATATTCAACCTTTCCATTTGGTTTTACTGTAATTGGACTTACAATAATATTTACAACGCCATTTTCTATCTTAGGTTCTATTATACCTTTAGAATGAAGATCGCTAAGATATTCAGTGTTGTTATTATTGAAAGTAAACTCATTAAATTCTTTCATAATTTTCCTCCTTTTACGCAAAAAATAAAACATGGTTTGAAAATACTATTCATAGATATAGTATATAACCATTCAACACATTAAAGTAAATTTAATGGAGGTGTTATATTATGGCTTCTTTCAGAGATCTATTTGATCTAGGATTACCAGATATAGTAGAAAACGATACCAATAAAACTGGTAATAATTATTGTATTGGATATCAAGAAATGAATGAACTTGCTGTAAATAAAGGTATTAATAAAACTACTGCTCATCTTATTATTGGAGTAAAAGATCCATCTAATAATTATAAATCAGCTTATGATCCAGCTGTAGCTACATTCAATAAAAGATATTCCCATGATAAATTAAAAGAGATTGATACCTTACCAGTAGGAACTAATTATACTCCAGAGTATGATCTTATTGACTTAGAAGTATTTAAGTTTAGAAGTAATACAACTTATTTATTATTACAAAAAGATACAGATGAACAGAAAGGTATCTATATTACAGATCCTATTATGATTACATATCCATATAATGAATAAGAATAGAGTAAGGGAGTTAATCCCTTACTCTTATAATTTTATTGAATTTGAATTGTAGCAGAAATTTCTTTTCCAGTAATAGGAACTACTTTGACTGAAGAAGTTAATTCTTGAGAATAGTATTCTACTACTTCAATAGTAGAGTTAATTGTACCTTCATTATCAGGTATAATTTGAGGAGTTATTGAAGGTCTAGAACTTAATTGGAAATAATCTGTAGTAGTTTTATCTTCTACTTCATTATTATACCAGAATAGTTTCTTAAGAGACTTATTATACATAAGAACTTTAGACATCATATATTCTGGAACGGTTCCTATTTCTTCCCAATCATTTCCATTTACTCTTCGATATACTCTATCTTTTTTAAGATGGTAAATTAAATCATCTTGTAAGAATCCAGTTTGAGATAAAATACTTATTTTACATGGATTAGATTGTGTACCAAATCCTATTCTAGATTCATTGGTAAGCATATTTCTCACATTGAGATATTGTTCAGCTGTCCAATATTCTGGAATGGTTGTAGGTAATTCATAATATAATCTAAAATCTGGATTATCGTAATCAATATGATCATTAGGGTTGCAAGTTCTTATTTCTAAGAATGGAGTACCATCACGTTTTTTACCACGTTCTATTTCTATTTCTACAGGACCATAGTTCCATCTAACTGGTTTGATTACTCCATACTCTAATCCTTTAAGTACTAGCATTTTATATTCTTTTGAATTATGATCTCTAATATTATTAGGAGTAAGATCTCCGCTGTCCCCAGTATATAAATAAGACATAGCATCATACATAATAAACAATGGACCAGTCTTATGTTGTCCACTATCATTATTACCACATCTTACAACTGATATATCATGTTGTATACCTTTATCGTCAGTCATAAATCCGACAATCATAAATATAGGATCATCGTCATCATTATATGGATCTAGTCTAATTTTTACTTTAAAAGATTTATAATAATCTTTTGATAAGAAAGCTGATGTTTCATTACTGTTACGAGGATTTATTATTTGTTGAGTTGTATCATCAAAGTAGTATGCGTTTCTAGCAGCTATCTGACCTTCTGTATTAAGGTTTTGGTTTTTATATTCTGTTGGAAATTTCCAATCCCATAATCCACTTATTCTATCCCAGTTATCAAATATATCCTTCATAGAGAATTTTGAATTCTGTAATAGATTGAAATCATCATCATTGTCTACTACATTGCATATGTGAAATTCATCATCATATTGTAAGAAATCAGTTTTTCCATTATATTTTAATATTTGACCATCTTTACCAGGACGTGTAAGTTCTTTAAGATCTGGAGGCATTGTAATTCTAGTATAATCAAATACATCATTATACCAGTATAGAGTCTTTAATCTAGGATTATATAAGAATATCTTTTGTGTGAAGTTCTTATTCTCAGATATCTTTTCTTTAAATTCCCAAGAGAATTTTTGAGAATTAAAAGAAAATATTTTATCTTCATATAATGAATATATATCTTCGTCATCAAAGATACCACGTTGATCCATGATAGTAAAACGAGGCTGACCAGAACGACAACCAAATCCAACATGAGAAGGTTCTAAACACATCTTCTTCATATTCTCAAACATCTCATCAGACCAATGTTCTGGTTTTTCATCTGGTAAAGAGAATTCAAATGTGCAGTTAGTCATAGGCTTATCATCACTACCATCTTTTGACCATTGAGAAGTAGTGAATTTAAAATAATTACCTTCTCTCAATGCTGATATATATGATATACAAACACCGTAATTCGTAGGAAAAAGAGAAGGGCCAGATTCATTTGATAGATCTGTAATTATAAATTGTGTGTCATTTCCCATATCATAGATAAGACCCCACCAGAATACTGTATCAATAGGATCCCATTCTGAATGATATGATACTTTATTTCTCCAATCTTTTCTAGGATAATTAATAGATGGGTTACCAGGTTTAAACCCTCCTGGGCCATAATCCGTTCCAGGAATAGGGACAGTATATCCTATTCTTCTCCAAATTCTTTTACCATTTTCATCAATATAAGATGCAGCATTTTCAACATCCCACCTTTTAGCATTACCAGAACCTCTAACTAAAGATAGTGTATGTTCTTTACCATTTTCATCAACAGTATATCCGACAACAATCATTAAGTTATCATCATCCCAACCAACATCTACCATTGTTTTAATATAATATGAGAAATAATCTGCTGTAGGAGATATAAATCCAGCTGTTACAATACCATCATATGTACCAGAAATACAATTAGTCTTTTTGTCAAATCTCCAGCCAGATTGCTTAGGATCTGTATATAAAGTATATTCCGAGTAATTTAGGTTTTGACCTTCTGGATATCCAAAGTCGTGATTTGTATTATCCAAATAACATGTTGCATATGCATCGTAATGTGCATATCTTTTCCATGTCTTAAATATAGTTTCCATAGAAGTAGGAATCCTTAGCATTTCCTCTTCTTTTTCATATTGATTAGATACTACACACCTATCAAGAAACTCATCATGTTGATATAAGGATCTTTTTGATGGATTTATTTTCAATACCTGGCCAGATGCAGATTCTTCATCATCATTTTTAGCCATCTTATATAACTCTTTTAAATCATCTCTATTTTCTAGAGCAGTTAATTTATCTTTTAATCTATCTATATATTTAGCGTTATCATCTATATAACTAATTTGTCTTTCTTTTATTTCTTTTTCAAGTTTTTTAAATAGCCTTTTTAAGCTAGGGGCTAATTCCTTATAGCTTACTTTATCTTCATTATTGAAGGCCATATCTTTATTTCCCCCTTATTTAGTACTGTTTGACATATTAAGTAATCGATTACTAAGTTGTCAACTGGAGGTAATTATCCGTGTTTAACTCAGAATATACCATTACCTGGGATGAGATAGCTCCGTCTTTACAACTCTTATTTAAAACACTGCAGTCTGAGATTGTAGATAATCATAATAAGATTATGAAGAATAGAGCTGATATTGATGCGTTAGATAAACGTATCATGATCCTAGAAAACAGCGACCCTTTTGCTAACCTTTGGTTAACTGGTCAGCAAGGTCAAGTTGTTAAAATTGATAAAAAAGAAAAGAGATTATACCCTCATGATGAGTGGTTATCTCTTAGAGTAGTAGATACTCCTCAAGATCTAGAAAAGATGAAGAAAACCAAACCAGATCTAATTGGAACTATTAGAGATACTTGGGTTGGCTATGCTCATTATAATACTAAAGCAGTAGAGGTTCTAGATAATGCTCACTTTGACCCTAGCTTGCAAGAGGGTCAAAATCTAGGAGGTATTCCTTATACAGACTATACTACAAGAAACGTAGGCTGGACTGTTAATAATAAAGGTGAAATCTCTTGTAACTCTAAATCTGTTGTAGTAAGTGGCTTTATGGATCCTAAGCTAATTTATTATAACTATGCATTAGAGTATGCTGTTACTATAGATAACAACTCTGGTATGGTTGGTATCTTATTGGGATATAATGTAGATGATAATGAAGTACAACACACCTTATCGTTTGTAAGAGGACCTAGAAATAATACTACTAATAATGAAATATCTTTTGCTGTAGTATATGATTTAGGAAATCCTACTCAAGAAATTCTATCAGATCATACTTTGGAACTTATAGATCCAGATGTAAATAATCCTGATACTAAATTATATGCTAATATCAGAATTGAGAAAAATAATACTATATTCAAACTTCAATCTACTTTATTTGATCCTAAGAAAGATAATCTAGGAGCTTATAATACATTTGAATACGAATTCAATCCTTTCCAAGGAGATTATAAGAAAGAGACTTTTAATAATCTAATAAAAATGATCAACAATCCAGCTCCTGTTGGGGTCATTGCTAGAAACACAAGAGCTACTTTCAACTTATTATCTCAAAAAGGTGTTCTAGATAATGATGATATCTATGATCTAAGTACAAGAAAACATTATACTTATGATTACAATACTTCTAAGTGGAAAGAAGAAGGCACTATCTCTCAATATTTATCTAACCGTATCTTTGTTTATAATAAAGCTACTAGAAAATTCTTCTTCCACAATTATCCAGGGAAATATACTGAGATGGATTTATTCCAATCTAGTATTTATGAAACTGCTGAAGATGGTCAAGTTATTAAATTAAACAAGACTACTGGTAAAGCATATCCTGATAATGAGTTTCATGTTTTATGTGGATACTTATCAGATGCTGATAAGAGATATATCCAAGATAATATGGTTAATGGCAAGATTCCTAAAGAGCCATTATATGATTTCCCAACTGGTAAGATTTTAGAATATATTAGTGGGAACTGGCAAGCTACTGGCAATATTAAAGATAAGCTTGCTCCTAGAACATTGGTATATAATAAGATCCTTAAAAAACTATTCTTCTATAAAGAAGATGGTACTAATGGGAATAATGTTACTTATATAGAATATTAATGGAGGTTAAACCATTGGCAGGTATAACAACATATAAAGAAATTTATGATGCGGCTAAAAGAGCCAAAGCTGATTTATGGGATCTAGCAGAAAGCAGAGGTAGAGATGTAAAACTTTACTTACACTGGACTGCTGGTGATTATTATACAAACTATAGAGATTATAATATCTCTATTAATGCAGAAGGTGGATTATATTTATCTGATGATGATCTATCTGACGTATTAGATCATACTTATTATAGAAACTCTGGCGCTATTGGGATTACTATGAACTGTGCTGCTCATGCAACACCAGAAGATCTTGGTTCTTATCCACCTACTAAGAAACAAATTGATGGTATGGCTAAAGTAGTATGTGTATTAGCAGATGCTTTAGATCTTACTATTGATAAACAACATGTTCTCACTCATGGTGAAGCAGCAGATAATGAAGATGGTTTAGATATTTATTATGGGGATTATACTGGTTATGAAAATAACACATATGGTCCAAAATCTAATGTAGATAGATGGGATTTAGAATTCTTAGGAACTGCAGAATCTCCTATATATAACCCATATGATGAAACTGGTCATCGTGGTGGTGATATTATCCGTGGTAAAGCAAACTACTTTAGAGCTCATAACTTTACCAAATCTGTAATTGATGGTAAAGAAATGGTATCTGATGAAGTAGGTCCTAATGGTAGACCTTATGCTAAGAATGATATCAATTACTTAGTAAAAGTAGGGTATACTAAAGAAGCTGCTATCAACTTATTAAGCACAGTTGATAAATATACTAAACCATACGATGAATCTATGGTAGCTCCTAATGGTATGGATTATGAAAAGAATGATATCGATTATCTAATGAATAATGGATATACTAAAGAAGCCGCTATTAATTTATTAAAAACTACTGAAAAATATAAAGGTTAATATATAAGGAGCTATTACATGAAATCTATTAATCCTAGATATATTACTAATCTTACTAAGAATATCACCTTATCCTATATTGATGATACAAACAAGACTCCTACTTTAGTAGATATGGGTTCTTGGTTTAGTAAGAATATTAAAGATATCAGAAATATCTCTACTCTAGATAAACTTCCTGAAGATAAAAGAAAGATCTTTGATAATACTATTTATGCATCTAGTGTAAGTTCTTTATTCAGTGATTGTAAGTTATTTACTAATCAAACAGTGAATGATGTAATTTCTAAGATCAATATTGATTATATCAATCCTAATGGCTTGGTATGGTTATTCTCTGGATTAGAAGTTATCAGTAAATTGAACTTAGGTATTTGGGACTTTTCTAAATCTGAAGTTTCTAATATGAAAAATATGTTCCAAGGTTGTAAAGGTCTTAAAGAACTTAAAGGTATTAAAAACTTAGTAAATACTAAAGTAACCAATATAAGCTCTATGTTTGAAGACTGTGCTTCTTTAGAAGAAATTGATATCTCCGATTGGGATACTAGTAATGTGGAAGATTTTTCAAGAATGTTCTTAGGGTGCTATAATCTTAAAAAGATTACTGGTGTTATCGATATGAAATCTTGTAAACAATATGCTGGTATGTTTGGTATTAACCAAGGAACTGGATGTAAGAATCTTAGTGGGTTGAAAATTAAAAATCCTCCTAATGGATTCTTCTTATCTGGTTTGGATAAAACTCAATACGAAGTTATCTAAAAATAAAATAGAACAAGCACTTTTATAGTGCTTGTTTCTTTTTATAGAAAGGAATAAATAATGAGTTTTAAATTTGACTTACAAACATTTGCTTATACAAATGATGGTGACAAATATAATTTCATAGATGATGAATCTATGGTTATTAGTGCAGATATTAATATGAGACCGTATTTCTATATGGCATGGATGTTAGAAAACATTGAAGATCTTGGTACTATCAATAGTATGAGTGAATCCACTTCTGCTAAAAAAGATTATTGGAATAAAGATAGAAAAGTCTCTCAATTAACAGCAGTATTTAGTACTTTTATTGATAGCTATGTAAGTAACGTATATGAGCATGGAATGCCAAAAAAATATGAGGATCTAAATAATAAATATCCTGATAAGAAGTTTGTTGATATAGCTTATATGAATAATGCTATATCTCATATGAAAATTCAAGAAGGTGCTGATTTACTAGGAGCTTTTTGTGCATTGGGACTTAGTAAAAACAATAATCGTGATATAGAATTGGTCACTACGGATGAATTAGATATAACTCCTCTTGAATTAGAAAAGGCAGAGAATATAAAAGGTTTATTCGCTGATGCTTTGGTAAATGTAAACGCTACTGGTATAAAATTAAATCCTAAGATTAAAACTTTGGATGGTACTTTTTCTACAAAAAATGGATATGTTAAAGGTATATTGGATATAGATTATTCTAATATAGAAGAGGTAAATTCATTCTTACCATCCTACTTTTACAAGAATGAAAATTTAAAAGCAATATTAGGAGATACTAATAAAGTTATTAAGTTTTCTAAACCTCCAAAGAAGATAAAAGATTTATCAGGCTTTTTATCTACAAATCCTGCAACTTCTGATTATCTTAGCGAAGATGCTGAATATATATTAGATTTATCTAATTGGAATCTTGATTACCTAAACAATCCAAAAGATACATCTATAACTTTACTTAGTAATATTTATTTTAAAGAAGTTATATTCCCAGAAGGATTTGTACTTACTCCAGAATATTCTGTACAAAATATGATTAGTAGTCTTATATGTGTAAAAAGAATAACAAATTTATCAATCGATTTCTCAAAGATGAATGAGAAATTAAATGATGATGATATTGCTAATTTGTTTTGCAATATCAATAACATGTTTATTATATACGATAAAGATTGGCAAACCGCACATTTAGATTCTGATTGCAAAATTAAATTTATTAATTTTAATGAAACCAAATTCTACCAGTATTACAAAGATCCAAATAGTGGGTATAGTGGTGAAGAGTACACTTTAGATACTTTTTATGAAGATTTTATCGGTATTCCTAAAGAGAATATTGAGTTTATTAATAAAATATAAGAAAGGAGGATAATATGTTTAATTTCGATCTACAACTATTCGCTAAAGTTGATAACCCATATTCACTTAAAGGTAGCGAATTAGATTATAAAAACGCTCCAAAATATACGGCATTTGCCAAGCAACCAATATGTCCAGAAGATTCTGCAACTCGTGATGAATTTGGAAATATACATATAGAAAATGATAAATATGAAAATTTATCATACTGGTTTAAAAACAATATTCCAGATATAAATAGTATAAATTCACTATATGATTCTATTTCTGAAAAAAAGAATCATTTTGATTCTAAAATAGTAATCTCGAATCAAATAAATAATTTATTTTCTGGTATTAATTTTACTAATATGGATGAAATCAATAAAATATTTTCAAAAATATTTTTAATACAATCAGGATCTACTTATTCTACTATAGATATGAATTATATTTATAGTGGAATAAATTTGTTTAAAAATTCAAATAATAAATATAAGGTATCATATCCAAATGAGTTTACTTTAAAACCGAAATTATTGAATGGGTATATTACTAACATTTATCAATTTAGATTTAATGATTTGTGGAAAGGTTGTTCGTTATTTGGTGAAGCATTCGTTAAAACATTAGATATTAGCGAGTTTAATCTTTCACCAAAATCAGATACACCAAATAAATATAGTTCCAGGAATATTCCATGCAATTGGATAGTAGGAATGTTTAAAGACTGTATTGCTCAAAAAATTGTAGGTCTTGATAAATTCCCATTTGAGAAATTTAGAAATTGTGCAAACTATATGTTTGCAGGAGCTTTCAATCTAGATAAATATATAGATAAAATAGAAGATGAAGATACTAAAAAGAAATTAAAAAGAGCATACTATAATAATATTGGGGCTATTAGGAATTTTGAATCATATAATAATTCATCAGACTCTGATACCGAACCAGATCTCGATAATGTTATATTTGAATATTGGGTAAAGCCTCTTAAACTTAAAAGTATAGGTATTTCAGATCCTAAAAAAATAACATTTACTTCTAGTAATAATAATAGAATCATAGGAACTTTTGAAGATGCCTATATCTGTTCTATAGACTTAACTGAAATTGATTTACAAAATTTTGAATATCTAGTAGATATATTCAAAGGAACTTCAACGGATTCTATCAGATTTAAAACTATTGGATCTAGAAAACCTAATAGTACACGCATGCCAAATTTTTCTAATCTATTCAACGTTTCTAAATCTGGTCCTTTTAAACTAAGATATATTGATGGAGAAATTATTTTCCCAGATAAAGAATATATGATAGTTAATACAGATTATATTCGTGGAGAGTATGTAAACGGTGTATTAGTAACCCCTATAGGAGCTGATATGTTAAAGAATATGCTCCCTTCTAAAGAAGCATTAGCTCCTGGTGTAACTAATATTGGATTAAAATTTAAGAATTATGATAAAGATGCTTTATTAAAATTCGTTCAAGATAATGGCAGACCTGAAATAACTACTGAAGAACAGTTGTTTGAATTCTTTGGGCTTCCTAAAGAATATATAGTTATTGATAATACAACTGATGAAGGTACTATTATTGCTCATTCTAAACCAGCTGATTTCGATACTAATCCATATAGTGATGAAGCTATAGATTATATGAAATATAATGGCATCCATATGGAAGAGCCTGATGATTTTGATACTAATGTTTATGGCGATGCATCAGTTGCTTTTAGAAAACTATATAATCTTCCTTTACCTAAACCTGCTGATTATGATATCAATCCTTATTCTAATGAAGCTAATATATGGGCTAAATTCTATAATATTTCAAGACCATCCCCCCCCTTGATGCCAACTTAATCGTAATATATTGGATAGAGGAGAAATCCTCTATCCATTCTTTTTGTGTTTCTTGACAATGAAGTAATGTTTCGATTATATAGAGATTTTCTCTTTTTTAATATATAGGAGGTATAGCATATATGGCTATAGTAAACAATCCTCACAATATTCAAGATATTGATAAACAATATAAAACGTGGATGAAGCTAGCAAAATTTAAAGCTATATTAATATCGGCTACCAATGATTGGTTTTTAAGTAAATCATCTTATTTTGCAAGAGAATGGTTATCTTCTACATCAGAAAATAATCCAAATAAGGCAGATCAGAAAAAACAACAAATGCTGAATGCGATAAAGAGTAATACTACCTTTATAAATTCATTAGATTTTACAAATAGTGGGCATGCCAAACCAGTATTTTCGAAAACAGATGATAAGGACTATTACTTCCAATTTCATTTCTTTACCGTAGATGAAATATCTAAAAATGCATACCCAAACAATCCAGATAAAAATCTATTAATGAATAATGGTTTATTTGAATTAAGAATATTGGATGGCAATTCTCAAAATAGTAATATTATTTATTCTACCAAAGTTTGTTGTAATGATAACTCTTCTGGTCAAAGAAATAATGATATGAATTATGAAATCTTACCAGAAAAGTTCATATTAACTTATATAACTCCAGATAAAACTGTCAATATGATAGAGTCTGATAGAATATATCCTTTAGATAGCTTGTATTTTATTTATGGATACGGATTACAAGGCGAATTTGTTAATACGTATACAGTAAAAGAATACGATTCAATAATTCCTAGTCCAACAAGAATAAGATCATTATATGATGATGGATTTACAGATGGAGGAGAAGGTGCATTTACAAGTACAGATCTTCTAAGATGTAAAAATACTTGGGATGAGACTGCTTATCCATATTATTTCACAGATGCGACAAAACAAAGAAATGCATTATTCATAAATAACGGTCAAGCTAATTACCAAAAATGGTTTTCCAGAAAAACAGGAAGTAGTTTTCCTGAACAAACATTGAGGGACTTTACCTTATTTAAAGATTTTAAACTAAATACAGAGTTTGTTAATGAAATTGTAGGGGCTTTTTATAACAATGCTAATGAGAATATAGAATCTATAGACTATGATACATTAAGACTAGATAATTGTAAAAAAATCACTGGATTATTTGCTAATCTAAGAAAATTAAAAACTATAAAAAATTTCAATTTTAATGGTGTAAATCCTGATAACATAACTGATTTAAAGGATTTATATTTCAATAGCATTCTTACTAATATAGACTGGTCAGAATTTCCTTCATTTAGAAATTCTAAAAATTGGACAAAAACTTTTAATGGATCTGATAATGATTGGTCTCCAAATAATACAGTAACAGAAATAAAGTTACAAAGAGATTTTGGTGAGAATAATAAGAATATAGAATCATTTGAGGGAACTTTCAAAAATAATAACAAATTAACAACAATAGAAAATCTAGATCTTAATATGCCTAAATGTACTTCATTTAAAGAACTATTCAGATTTTGTCCTAGTTTAAAAACAGTAAATTTAAACAATATACATTCAGAAAAACCTGTAAATTGTAATTCAATGTTTTATAATTGCAATTCATTATCTGGAACTTTAGACTTGACAGGAATAGAAAATTTTTATGATATGTCTTATATGTTTTCAACTGCTAATAAAATTAAAACATTGAAATTTAAAAAAGGTGCATTGAATTTTACTGGTAAGCAATATTTAAATAATCTATACTCACCAATTAATTCTGTTTTTAATGAAATGCATTCTGTAGAAAATATAGAAAATCTTGAAGATTTAGAAATTCCCGATGTAATGAGTATACGAGAGTTATTCAAAAATACTATTAAACTAAAATCTATAAATCTTCCTAATTTAAATTTAAGTACTGTTGAAGATACAAGTTATACATTTTACAGTTCAGGAGCAACAACAATATCAATTCCAAATACTGAAAAAATTAATAATATAAGAACTATGGAAAATATGTTTAATAATGCAGGTTCTTTATCTCAATTAGATTTTCCTCCATTAACTAGAGAAAATAATAAACAAAATACTACCAATCTTAAAAATATAGCTAATTTATTCTTTAAATGCTCTAATATTTCAGTTCCTATATATGTGGATAATTTAGATACATCAAATGTTACACATATGGCAGCCGCATTTTCATTTCATAATAATGGATATGGTTATGATTTTGCAGCAAATCAATTCCCATCAATAGATTTAAGGGGTATAGAAAACCTAAAAACTAATAATGTTATAAATATGACAGCTTTATTTGAAAATACTAAGTTTAGAAACCAAGAACTGGATTTGAGAAAATGGGATGTGTCTAAAGTAACATTATTATTCTCTACATTTAGAGCTACTAATTTGAAAAAAATAAATATAACTGGTTGGGATATTTCAAAGTTAGAAAGTCTTACTAGTTTATTCGATGGAACATTAATAGAATCTATATCGGATATTATAGGATTAGATTCTCTTGACTTTGTCTCCAATACTAAAATAGATTCATTGAATTATATGTTTGCAAATTGTAGAAATATTAAAACCGTCACCCTACCTGACAATATTAAAAAAATTAATAGAGAAATGGGTCTTCCATGTATGTTTACTTCATGTGTAAATCTAACTAATATAGACATGCAATATTGTAAATTTACAATAATAGGTCTCACTAATTTTGTTGCGTCATGCTATAAATTAGAAACAGTTAATTTTGGAAATACCAAAATAAAAGTAAAATCAGCAGAAGGGGCATTTGCAGGGTGCTCTGCTCTTCGTCAAATAGATGGTATCATAGAATTGGATGATTCTTTTAAAATAGTTTCTGGAGGGCAATATAATGGTTTAAAACAAACACATTATAGATATAGGGACGATAATGAAGCTACTTTAGAAAATATGTTCCAAGGGTGTGACAATTTAAGAGGACTAAAAATAAAGAATATCCCTGGAGGGAATCTAGATGTATTTGAAGATATAACTAAATTGAAAAGAAATCAATACACAGTTGTTTCTTAATATAGAAAGGATAATTATTAATGTATTTTGAAGAAATAAAACCATTGACAGAATCATCTTATTCAGTATTATCATTATTTGGTGGTAATGCTTGGTATCCGATGACAATGATTCAAAGTAATAAAGAAATTGCTAAAGCTAAAGAAGCTTTTGCTGCTAAGTTCAAAATTCCTAAACCAGCAGAAGTTAAATTAGAAAAAGTATTAGATAAGATTGCTAAAGGAGAAGTTAATAAACTCCCTCCAATTAATCTTATTGATATTGATGGATATTTAAATGCCAGACGTCGTATGGATGTAGCTATTAAGGGTTATAATAAGGCTGTTAATAAATCCATTATGGAAACAGAACGGAAAGATTTCTATGGTACCATCACTTATCCATTGATGAAAGAAATCCTTAGAAGCTATACTTATGATAATGATCATGTATCAGATGCTCAATTCTTACCATACGTATTGAAAGATAAATACCTTATCTATTTCACATTTAATAAATCTGGTATTTTAAATCTATCTTATGTAGGATCTGAAAACTATAGAGATCCTATGTGTCCTATTAACCTAGCTCTTATCGTAGATGGAGAGCCAGTTAAGTTTGATACTTTTAAAAAGTAAAAATATATACTCCATACCCGTAATTGGGTATGGAGTAATTTTCTGTTTATTTATATACTATAATAATGAAAATACATTTTTATATCTAATTAAATTATTAATCCATATAAGATATCATAATAACAGGTTAAATTATTTTTTAAGAGGTGATTTATTTATGATTATAGAAGAAAAATATTTAAAAATCTTTAAAGACAAAGCAAATAAAAAGCTAGGAGAATTGGCCGCATTCACATTCAATAATGTGCTTACCTATATAGAATATCAGCTGCTCAGAGACCCAGAATATAAGGATTCTGATTTGGAGAGAGCTCATCATGAGGTAGCAAATATTAGTAGAGAAAACCCAATGAATACTACCACCAAATCTAAAGCTATGTTTTTTATCCTAAATTATAGGTTTGATCTTTTAGAGGCTCTTATTGGTAAAGGAGTAGAGGAAGTTACTCCAGAACAAGAAAGAGAAATAAACTCCTTAATGGTCGATAAGGAAAAGTTAAATAAGTTTTTAATTGAATTTAAAGAATCAAGGATTAAAGAAGGAAAGACCTTCGATAATTTTTAAAGAAAGTGAGGAATTATGTTCTTTTATAAGAATGCTGTAAATGTATTTTCAGATGCTTCCACTAAGATTATTAATCCTGGAACTAATAAGAATAAATTTCTTACTTGTCCTGGATTTGTAACTACTATTAATGGAAGTATCATAAATGAAGGATATGATATAGTTGAAGCCACTGTAAACTATGCAGAACTATATGCTATCCGTATGGGTATCGCCGATCTATTGAAATATAAGAATACTGATCTATTCTTAAATATCTTTTCAGATTCTAAGATATCTGTATTTGGTCTGAGGGAATGGTTCTTTAAATATTATAAGAATGGAAAAGATTATACTCTAATGACTAGTGATAATAGACGTGGTAAAAAGCCAGTTGCTAATCAAGAATTAATTCTAGATATCGTAAGAATGATTCTTCAAGCAAACGTTCATGTATCTATTTATCATGTACCTGGTCATATCCAAGCTAATAATATTGATAGTATGAACAAATTCCATTATATGTTTCATAATAACAATTTCCCAGATAATCAAAGAGTTACAGTTCCATTAGATATAGAGATGGAAATAGCTGGTTTTAACAACTACATCGATAATCTAACTAGAACTAAGCTCAATAGAGCTATTAAAAGTGGATCTTTAGATAAATTTGATATCAAAAGAAAGCTATATCCAGCTATTTGGTATCCAAAACCTGAAGATGTAACAGACTATTTGCACTTGGTACACCAAGCAAAATAAGACTAAATTGTATACTATAATTATGAAGGAGGTTTATAGTATGGACTTTTTAAGTGGGCTAGCAGGAACTTGTTCCAATCCTGTAGAGCCAGTAGAAGAATTATTCGGCTATACGAATATGGCTGGAGAAGATTTCATTGGAATCGCTCCAGATATAGCACTAGAAACATGGTTTAATGATTTAATATCGCAGTATGGACTAGAGCAATTGGTTCAAATGTATCCTTATCAACCTATGAAGGTTAATAAATCTACAGGCATCATAGAGCCAATTAATCAAGATTGTACTTACAATGCTAGATTGACAAACTGTTTCCATGTTTTATATCAACGTCGTAGGGATAAGATGATTCAACAAACCGTTCAACAGGCAAGTCCTGTTGAACAGGTTCCTTTTCAAAATGTTAATATGATGAATCCATCTTTTTTACCTCAAAATGTCGTTATGACGAACGGAAGTGTTCAACAAGTGTCTAATAACACACAAGCAGCTTTAAGCGTTAATCCGCAACAAGTAGCACCTCCTAATCAAGCGTACTCGCTTAATTTAGGAGGTCTATTTGATAAAAGTGATAAGGTAGAAAGGTCTATTGAAGTTCTGCCTGAGAATATGATAAGGTCTGATGATGACCCAGAATTAATTAGGTTCAATCCTACTGAGGATATAATTGTAGAACCTGTTGAGGCTGGGTCGTTTCACCCTAATAAGAAGGAAGGATATTATGTAGATGATGACGGATCTCTTATAGGGAAACCTTTGGAGTATATAAATCCATTATTCAACAATCCAAATTATGGATCTTATTATAGTCAAACCCCTTATCCTACATACCAGCAATCCTTCCCTACATATTCTGTGTTCCAAAGCAGGAACTCGTATATTCCAACTTATAGGTCGGTGGTGAAGTAATGTTTGATATGTTTGGAAACAAGCTTAAAGTAAAAACAGTACAAGATTGCATAGATCAAGTACTGGCAAAAATGGAAAAAGAAGAAGCAATGCAACAAAACCCATCTATGTATGAACCACAACCTCCTCCGATATCTATGCAACAAGAGGTTATGATGTCTATGATGGGCGGAGGAAATCCAGCATTAGCTTTATTAGGACAGCAGGCAGGGCCTGGAGGAATGGGTGGCGCACCACAAATGAATCCAGCTCTAGGTTTTAATGGTATGGTAGACTTTAGCAATCCAGCATCAGTTGGTAATATGCAAAATAGTTTACAGAATGATCCTAACTTCATAGCTAATCAGAATGCAGTTCTGAATATGATGAATCAAGCTTTAGGAGCAATGCCTAATGTACACGTTAGTCCAGCAGCTCCTCCACCACCACAATGGGGAGGAGGATTCCAACAACCATTTCCTAATCAAATGGTAGGAAATAACTTTGGTCTGAATCCTAACTTTGTACAACAAACACAATTCCAGAATCCATTAGATGGAGTTGTACCTGCAAATCCTGATGCTGTAGTTAATTCAACTGCTAGTTGGTATGGAGGAACACCATTCCCAATGCAGAATGGATTAGGAATGCAGCCTAATATGGTAGGAGGTTGGAATGCTCAACCTTCATATTATAATTTCTATATGAATGATCCTGCCAACAGGGAAGCATATATGAGATTTACTCAAGAGGAGATCGATGCTGGGATAGGATTTAAAGTTAAAATCGTATCTAAAACAGAAGAAGAGATCCGAAGAGAAAAAGAACAAGATGCCTTAGAAGAGCAAGCTCTTATTAATAAGCATCTTACATGGGATGATAAGTTTAAGAATATCAATTTCAAAACAGTAATGAGAGAAGTTGATATAGATGATCTCCCAGAACCTCTAAGAAGAATACGCATGGAGCAAGAATCTCAAGCTGCAGCGGAAAAGAAAGCTAAGGAAGAAGCAGAAGCTAATAAACCTAGCAGAGTTATCATAGAGTGTTTACATTCAGAAATCGAAATATTAAGAGGATGGATTTATAGAATCCTTCCAAAAGATATAATAGGATTGCATGGAAAAGAAATCATAGTGCCAAAGCCAAAGAGATTATTCTTCAATAAACGCGATGAAGAAGCTTTGAGGAATCTATGTAAAAAGTTAGAAGTTTATAATCCTGCACTCGCAAGGGTTGTATGGAGCAAGAGACATCTTAAATATCGAGATGACTACAATATATTCATGGAAGTAGCCGAAGACAATCTAAGAGAATATGAAATAGATGAAATGTTCGATAAAAGAGAAGAAGGCTATAATGACTACAGAGTGCCTATGCACTGTAGAGAAATTCCTGGATACACTATAAATGAAAAAGGTGAAAAGGAATTCGATGAAGAATATTGTGAACTGTATCCATTTATAAGATATACCGACAAGAACTACAAATACGAGTTTGATAGAGGAAGAAAACTTACTAGCGAAGAATTTAATGTATTCTGTGAGTATGAGGAGATGTGCCTGGTATACGGCTTCCACCAATTAAGACTCAAGAAATTGTTAGACGACAATAGAAAACGTCAAGAGCTACCTCTTTCCTATAGCGTTGATAGACGTGAGTTAGCTATTAGAGAAGAAAAGATTAGAAATCTTTTAGTAGAGAGTAATGGTAGTAAAGAAACTACTGAAGAAGAAAATAAGATGGAGCAGCAATGCAAGAATAATAGAGTTCAAGAGGATCCAAGAACTCTAGAACAGATAGAGAATGAGTATTATAATAAGTTTGACCCAATAGAAACTCATTATCATGAAATGCGTGTGATGAGGAAGAAGCAACAACAGCAATATGAGTTATATCGAGACATCTTCTCTTCGAAATCCCAAAAAGACTTCGATGCATGGTGGTATGGAAAGAATTCATCTCAATACCAACAAGAGAACCTATCACCAGAAGAGTTAAAGAAGAAACAACGGCAAGAATATGTTGATCGTATGACCGAAGCAAATATAGCTTTGCTCTCTAAAGCTACGCCGATAGATCCTGTACAGTTTGTAAACAATTTCAGATATTGGCAACAACAACAGTTGCAAAAATTGTTTGGCAATACAATGAATGAGGCAACAACGGCTAAAGATGTATTTGAAAAAGTAATTCCACATGCATTATACGAAATCTCTTGTGAAAATATAGAAAGACAACGGCAAGAAGCTATGAATAGACCATATAATCCAATGGCCTATAAAAGAGCTCTCATAGAACTTGCTAATAAGAAGATATTAGCTGGTAATGAAGATCCAAACTTCAAACCAGGTCCAGTAGACCCAAAATTTGGCTATCCATCAAATTGGGTAGATCCTACTAATTCTAAAGAATATGAAGAACGTAAAGCTCAGTTCATGGAATATTGTAGAACATCGATGGGTGTAAATATGCCTTTGAGACCTATTTATAAATAAGGTGGTGGGCATATGAATATCAAAGAACGCAATGCTATTATAAGGCAATCGCAGGACGCTGCAAGGTTTGCTAACTTTGATCCTGACGTGTTCAAGTTCACTGAGGAGAATTGGGATAATATGACCAAACCTCCACTCACTACTTACGTTCCTTTACCAATTATAGAACAATTAAGATCTATAGTAAACAATGTTAAACTTATGAACAACCCAACAAAAAAGTATGATTTGGTTAATAAGTTATTTGCTACAATTGGATTAAAACCATTAGCCTCTGGTACTAATAGAAGAACTTTCTATTGTACTTATGACCCTACAGTTGTTATCAAAATAGCATCTGATAGAATTGGTAAGATGGATAATATATCTGAATTTACTTTGCAAAAACTTATTAAACCATTTTGTACTAAGTCATTTGATGTGACTAGTGATGGAGTCGTTGCATTAGTAGAACGTGTTGAAACGATGAAGGAAAAAGACTTTAAACAAGTCTATGCTAGTGATGTATTTGACTTCACGTTTGAGATCCTTAGAAGAGGATATGTTATGGAAGATATAGGAGGCAACTTCTATAAGAACTGGGGTATAAGATTCGGCTTTGGTCCTGTTATCCTAGATTATCCATACGTATTTGAATTAGATTGGGCAAAGCTAAGATGTAGTCATAGAGATATTCATACTGGAATATACTGTGACGGATACCTTGATTATGATTATAATAAAGGTATGTCTGAGATTATCTGTACCAAATGTGGTACTAGATATACTGCTAAGTATTTAGCAAGAAGAATTGATGCTAAAGACGTATTAGAAAGAATTGACAGAAAGAGGGACAATGAAATGGCATTATTAGACACAAACTTCAAAGTAGTAATTAAACGCGGTGATCAAATCGTTAAAAGATGTTACAAAGAAACGGATACTATTGTAGATCCTAAAACAAAACTTGGTGGTAAGAAAGAATACAACCAAGAGCCTAAAGTTAAATTTGACGAACCTAGAGTTCCAAAATATACGGTAAAACGTAAGATAGAAGATAACGAAGCTCCACAAGATAACCATAATCATGGTAATAAGAAAAGATACCCAAACTTTACTGACCAACCATTGTTTACGGATAACTTGATCTTCTATCCTAAAAACTTAAAGAATGATATTATCTTCTTCTTAAAGAAAATGGAAGAGAAATATGGTTCTGAAGATGCTGTAAGATTAGCATCTATCATTGGTACAGTTTATAATCCAATGAATCCAGATTATATTCTTCCTGAAAGAGAAACTGAAGAAAAGGAAGAAGTGAAAGAAGACCCAAAGTCTGAAGCTCCTGTCGATGAAGCTAATTATAGCTACGATGGTGGAGAATTTGAAACTAAAGAACCAAAACCTTTAGAAGACGAAAAGGAAGAATTGATTAAAAAGATCGAAGAGGCTGAGAAGGAGGAAACAAATCCTCAGCCATCCTTCCCTACAGCTCCAAAAACTTATGAAGACGTTAAGAGCATGAGCATTGAAGATATCATCACAGAATCTATCTCTAAAGATGAGTTAAATCTATTCAAAGAAAACAATGCTCCTAAGGAAAATCTATTTCCAGTAAAACCAATGTCTAAAGAAGAGGAAGAAGCTGCTAAGCTTAGCTCTAGTACAGAAAATGTAATCACTGGTATTGTTGGATCTTCTCTTGTAGATACTCTTAAAGAGAGACAACTAGCAGAAGCTCTTAAAGACACTGTAATCAATACATTCGATAAGAAATTCGTTCCAGACGTTGATGTAGATACTGCTATTAGAAAACTTGATAATGAAATCACTGAGATGATCAAAGATGATATCAAAACTATTAGTGGCACTACAGATGGCTTGGAAGTAAATATTACCAAGACCGTAGACAATAGAAATAATGAATGCTTTAATGTGACAGTAAAGAACTTTACTAGTCCTGTATTCGAATGTGTTATTTATCCAGCTGCTAAAGAGGCTGTTGTTGAAAAAGAATCTGATAACGAAGGTGGAGAAAAAGCAATGGAAAAAGCTATTTTTAACTTCTTGAATGCAAAGGTTGATGAAATCGAACATGATTATTCTTCTAAAGAGGAAGCAAAGACTTCTATCGCAACTGCATTGTATGGTGCTTTTAAAGATGAATTCAAAGACAAATTCACTCCAGCTCGTATGATGGATATCTGTAAAGAATATGTAGATAACTACGTATCCTTCGATAGCAACGAAGATGAAGAAGAAACTCATACAGCAGCTGATGAGTTATAATCTAAAGGGTGATATCAATGCAACCTCAAATGAATAATCCGCAACCACAGTTTAATAGATTTTTAGAAGGTGTGTTGTATGGCTGTAATGATGCTGGCAGTATACCAGATGCATTAGCATCTGGATATGCTGTAATAGCAGTGGTAGATATAGAAGAAGCATATAAGTATGCTAATGTTCCAAACTTAGCAATCATGTCTAATCTACTTCCACCTCCAGAAGCTGTAACCGCTTATATTGATGGAGAAGCTGCTATTGGTCATCAAATTTATTATGAATATTTATCTAATAGAGAACGTGAAGCAACAGTAGTAACTGTATTACAAGCTTTATATGGTCATAGGCCAAGTATTAGATTTAGAAACTTCCTAATCTATACAGATTATGAACCTGATGTAGAGTTCAATATCTTATATACCTTAGGAGAATTCTTTAAGAATACTTTTGGTATTGTAATGGCTCCATATAAGCAATCACAAGCTTATAATATTGAAATGCCTCAGTATGACTATATTATCTCTAACTTACTATTCTCTAATGGTAAGATTAATAAGTATGAATTTGTTAGTATGCTTCCACAAGATGCTATGCCAACAGATATATCTTGTAGTATATTACTATCAGATATAAATTATCAACCATCTGGATTGGAAGATGGATATAGAATAGTGTGTAACTATATAGCTCAACTTAGAGCAGAGATTGCATCCAACTATACTATGAAATCTCCTATTATTCAGATCAATGATAAACTAAATAAAGACTTAGAACAAAGCATCAATGATAAGATCTTTGAATCTCAATCTAAATTTGGTAATCAATAAAAAGAATAAAGAGAACTCATAACGAGTTCTCTTTCTTTTTTATCATAAAGGAGAATATCATGCCAATTGTAAGAACAGAAGAAGAATTAGAATATGCTAGACGCTTAATATTAAGTGAATTTACAGATATGGGTTGGTTTAAAATAGAGAATACTAATAATAGAATCACTACTAAAGAATTGCATTCTATTAAAGCTGGTGCTTATCAAGACATGTATGGTGAAGTACAAGCATTCTTTATTGCTAAAGCTCTACTAGATAATAAACAAAAACCAGTAGAAAAAGAAGAAGTAACAGAAGAGTTAGAACCTCTTGAGTATTCTATAAAACAAGAAGTTATTTCTAAGAATGATACTTCAGACGATGAGGATGCTGTATTAGATAAGTATCCTACATATTACATGGTAACTCAACAATATAAAGGTGGGCCATTTACAGGAAAGCTTCTTCCTACACAAGATGATATTGATAGAAGCGTTGCATTAAATAAGAGCAATAGTTTCACATTCTTATTCTTAGATAATAGATGATATAATCATATACTATAACTATGAAGAAGAAAGGATGTGATTATATTGAAACTTCAATTTATTAATATCAATGATATGAGATTATTAGAGTATGTAAAAGATAAAGCAAGAGCAGAAAATGCACCAGTATTTAATTTCTATTCCATGTTGGATTTTGGATATAGATTAGAAGGTTTAAAACCTCTTCCAAATATAATGCAAAATCTATCTTATGCAAACTCATTCCGTGATGATAACTATACAGTTCAATTTGATAAAGCTTATGCATATCAGTTATTGTATAATGAACAATCATTCATTGATCTAATGAGAGTTCTTAGTATGGTAGAAAATACAGAAACGGTTATTGTAGTAACCAACCATTCTCATCCAATGGTAGAAGCTATAGTAGATTCTCTTATCAAATTTATCCAAGAAAGATATTCATTACAAAGTTTCTTGATAAATGATATAGATGATATCGATCCATTTGCTACATCTACTTTTATTACAGAAGGTGGATATCTAAACTATATAGATGATATGAAAAGAATGGGAAGATACTGTGATCCTCATCAGTTATTACAAGAATCTGAGTTCTATATCTAAGGAGTACTATGGCTATATGGGAAAAGGATAGATATGTAGCTCCTTATGAATGGCTTATAAATAAGCATCTGAGAGAATATGATCTATCTAAAGCTAATATAAGTCTCTTATTAGAATATGGATTTATATCTAAGAAAAGATATGATGAAATATTTAATATGCCGAGAGAACAAAGAGAGATAACAGTTGGTCTTATGCAAAGAGATAATCCAGAATTATCTAAGGGATTATCTAATTGCTTTAAAGATGCTAGAAGAAGATTCTTTGAAATAAATGAACTCAATCCTGATAATGTATTATATATAGATAAAGATTCTATAACCACAATAGATACCCTGGTACCATACACAAGAATATCTGATAATCTAGAATTTAAACTAAAGAATGAGTATAGTAGTTTTTATAGATTACAATATATAGACTTTCTATATTATTGCAATGGAGCTATAGAAAACTTTAGATTAAAAGGTGCTGGGAAACAAGTTCCTATAAAACATAAAGAACACTTTATGCAATTCTTATTAGCATTAGCATATACAGCTCAAACTGATACTGTAGAGAATTGTATCCTAATGATAAAGGATTTCTATTATAATTATACTCATAGATTATTAGATAGAGAATTTTATAGAGAGCTTAATAATCGTAGTATGTTTAAGATAGTAAATAGTGGATATCATACATATTACGCTGATGCTATAAATAGTATCGGTATTGAGTTTGTAGATATATCTCATAATGCAGATATACTAAGAATCTTATATAGAATATTTATGACTGAATATTTCTCAAAAAGATGAGGCTATGGGAACTTAATCCCATAGCCTTTATTTTTTATCAATTTTGATATTTGGATTACTATAGATAGCTTTATTATTACCAGCGGCCATAAGAGTAATAAAGATAAAACACTTTGTAGAAAGTATATTAGGTAATCTATCTTTACCATAATAAAGCTCTAGTTTATTCTTGAATACCTCAGACATATTTGAAGCAACACTATCTTTTAATTCCTTCATTAATCTGATTTGTTCATTTTCAGAAATATAGTCAGAAACTGCAGTAGGATTAAAGAAACCTACGTCTCTATTATAACATTCTTCTATATATTTATCTAATACTTTATCTAGTTCTTTGAACTGATCAAATTCTACTAATTCAAGCATCTCTTTTTCTTTTTTGTAATTTAGATAATCATATGCTAAAGTTAGCAAGTATAATACAGTAGCCCAGATAAATGGGAATATATAATCACCACTGATTAAATAAATAGCAATAGATGCTAATAAGATATAGATACCCTTGTGGTTATTGATATTATCTAAGATGAATAGATAAAGAGTTTTTAATTTGATAAAAAGATTTGTAAAAAATGCTTTTGCATTATTTTTAAGATTATCATATTTAGAGTACAGTTCTGCCATTGTTTAAATTACCTCTCTAGCTTAGTAGACCAATCATAAAGTTTATCTCTTAGTTCTAAGAGCTTACTTGCTTGTTCTTCCTTAAATTTATATTTACCATCTAGAGAGTTATTTAAATACATCATCAATTTATAAGCAATATCTCTATTTAATCCATTAGGATATCTTTCTAATAAAGACCACCACTTACCAAAGATCATCTCTGGATGAACGTATAGATATTTATGATGATATAATTGGTGGCATGTTTTACAAAGCATTACTACTGGAATATTATTTTGAGTGTGCTCATATCTCAATAAGTCGGATAGATCGAACTCAGTAATAGCTCCATAGGTATTTAAAATATGCTCTGTAATAATAATTGCAATATCATAGATATTAAGCATGCAATGGTGCATCTCTAAAGATGCCATTTCTTCACCCTCATCATTACCAGCAGTAATATTAGGATGGAATTGGCAACAATCCAAACCAATGGAATATAGATAAGCTTTATAATGCTTATAAGTTCTACTGTGTCTAAATTCTCTAATAGCGGAATCTAGAAATGCTTTATATTCATCAAGGTCATATGACCCTTCTTTAGTTAATGCAAATTGTACTGCATACTCTGAATTTGGAGAGGTCAAGAGCGGATTATGCTCTGCATTTTCTACAAATACGTTTGGAAATACATTTGTCTGTGTATACATTATATTTATCTCCCTTTTAATACTAACGGAATTATTTGTATGTTGTCCGCTGCAATTAGGACGTATCCCTATAAAACTACCTACTCTGACATTAGATTAATTTTATAGGAATTTAAGAAAGGAGAAGCACTCATGTCTTTACCTTTTTCTGAGGATAAATTGACGACTCAAAATCCTTTCATAGATTTAGTATTCTACAATCTGAAATTATTGGCATTTAATTCTATTATTAAAGACCAAGCAAAAGCAGATAGATATGAAACTACTGAGTCTCTAAGGAATGCATCTTTATATATTGCATGTGTCGAAAATCATATCGAATTAGATATGTTTAAAGGCATTCAATATCCTAGAGATCTATTAATAGAAGCTGGGTTTGATGAGAAGGAACTTTGGGTTTATGAGAACTTCAAAGAAGAATATTACATCCCAGATGAATATAGACCTAAACTTACGAAATTATTAAGACAATGGTTTATTGATACATATATGGATGATAAGGAGTTAAATCCTTATTATCGAAATCTTGTCGGATATCCTGCTATTGACCAATGGGGTATTCCAGTAAGGGAATACGAATACCTATTCCCTGATTATTTAGATTATGATAAATCTGCTACATATATGCATGAGTTATCTAATGATACAATAAAAGAACTAGATGGATTAGGAATTCTTAATATTATCCTAATGCAATATCCAGATCATAAATATCTTAAGTATAAAACTTATGGTATAGATATTTATGAAGCTAGAAAGAAATTGGATTACCAGATATTATGGTATCCAGAGAATTCTGATGTAGACTATAGTGTCACAGAAGAATTCTTAATGAAGTTTACTCAAAACCGTAAGTTTATGCTAGAATCAGTATACTCTTATGCTATGGAGTTAGAAGAAAAGAATTATCATGATATGATGATGATTTATCTAATCATCTCTGTATTAGTAGATATTCTTGCAGATATTCAATCTCATATTATTAAGAAAGATATTCTTGATAGACGTTGTATTGAATTCATCTTCTCTATGTATGGAGTTCCATATTATAGAGTAATTCCAATTGAGTATCAAAAAGCTTTAGCTAGAAATATCCATTCTTTATGTAAGTATAAATCCTCTACTACTGAAATGCTTAATATCATTAAACTCTTTGATACCAAAGATAAGTATGGTATTAAGATTTTTAAATATTGGTTAGTTAAAGAAAGAAAACCAGATTCTTATAATGGTTTTGAATGGAAATCTAAGAAAGTCCTTAAAGGAAATTATAATCAGACTGTTGAAGAAGATCATGTTGTAGTGGATCTTACCAAGACTCCTGAAAGACAGATTATCCCTCATGATATTCTTATGTATAACACTAATGTTAGTAAGAATATGGGTACTACTAATCTTCTACAATCTAAAGAATATAAAGCATCTAATCATAGTTTAGAAGCTAGAATGGCAGCAGCTTCAGCTGTAGCTGCTATTAAAGGTGTTAGGTTTGATCTTACTTTATTTAGTGATCCATTAAATACTACTGCTGGATTAGGATATGCTGCTATTAATGGTGCTTCATTATATGATATTGGTGGTAGTCTTACATTAAAAGATAAATCTACTAAACAAGATTTCAATGCAGCAGTAAAGGTTCAGACCGCATCATATGTAAATCTTTCATTCCAAGAAATTAAAGGTAAAGATCTAACCTTTGTTCCTAATCATCTTGGTTATGATTTAAATGGTGATCTTATTGTAGATTATGAAGGTGGATCTTCTAAAGATATTAATGGTCATTTATATTATGACTATACTGGTATTATTCCATTCCCATTCGAATACTATCTTCAAAAAGGAAATGTATTATTTATTCGATTAGAAGATAGGATCTTAAGAGAAGGAATAGACTATGAGATCTATGATTATAACAAAGTAAGGTTCTTTAATGAGATCTTAGATGGTAAGAAAGAAATCATCTATGATTTCTATTATGATAGATCTACTAAGGATATTAAGTTCAACGTAGATAAATCTTATAACTTCCAAACTAAAGTAAAGACTTATGAAGGTGCTAATACTATTAGCTTAGGAACTTTGCCATTCTCTGATTTCTTCTTAAAAGAAAATCAGTTAATTGTAACAGTGGATTCGGTATTCTTACCTCAGAATACCTATTCTGTAGATCTAGCTACCAATGTTCTTACTATTGATAATAGAATAGATACTGTTGGTAAAAAGGTAAATTGTATCTTTATTTACTCTAACTACTCTCAAGCTAGATTCTTTAAGTCCACTACTCTAACAGATACTGCTAATCAAACTAAGATTCATATCGATGAACCATTTAAAAACTACTGCTTGAATGGCAATACATTCTTCGTTATGGTTGGTAAGAAGTTTATATCTAATAAAGACTACACTATCAATATTTCCGAAATTGATGGTGGTGCTTATATTACTTTAAAACAAAGTAATTTCGAAAAAGGTACTCCTATAGACTTTAATTTCATTTACTCTACAAATGCTATTAATGAAGATATTGAATTAGTTGATAAAGTAATCAAGTTCAAAGCTTCTACTGATTATCAAAATGAATTCAAAGTAAACTATCCATTCAAAAACTATGTAGCTACTAAATACAAACACTATGTGAAGTATCTAGATAAATATCTTCCTGAAGATTGGTATAGTGTTACTAATAACTCACTTGTTATAGTAAACGATACCTTAGCACTTCAAAAAGGTGATGAATTAGAATTAGAATTGGTTTATGTAAATAAAGATAGAACCAAACCTGAATTCAGTAATATTAAAGTAGCTATTACACATCTATTAGCTGGTGCTGATAATCAAGATAGATTCCCTCTTACTTTCCCAGTAGATAATTACTTTACTAAAGGAAATAAGGTATGTGTTGATATCGAAGGTAATATGCTTACTGAAGGTATTGATTACACTGTAAACTATAATAAGAAGAATATTAGGCTTCTTAAAAAGAAACACTTCTTAAAGAAAGATCAGCAATTAAATGTAACTTTCTTCTATAATGGAGTTACAGAAAATACTTTAGTATTAAGTGAGGAAACTCATAAGATCTTCAATCATGGAGATCCTAAATTTAATATCAATTTCCCATTCTTCCCTTATATTCAAACTGATCAAGGATTTATTACTATTAGCGAAAATTCTATTCATTCAAGTGATGATATGGGATTAACTAATCAGTTCCATGTTACAATGAATCCTAAGATGGTTTCTAATGCTGATATAAATGAAAACTTCTTATTCATCTATAATAAGCATTATCTAAACAATCCTAACCCATCTCTAACAGTTCAAACTTTAGAAAATCTTATATCTATTACTCCAGAAGGATATATGGATATTAAAGTTCCATTTGATTACTACTTTGAAAATAGATGGCCTTATATTATTACCGATTCATATGGTAATGTATTAGACGATTCTGAGTATAGTATTTTCAATGGTAGTTTCTATTTCACTAATCCTAAAGATATAGCTAAATATGGAGATAAACTTTATATTCATTATATCTATAATACGAATGGTGGATCTACTGTAGGATATGCATATGAAGAAGATTATTCATATACTACTAATCTAAAATTCTGCAAGATTCCTGTAGATAAACAATACGTTACAGATAATATGAAAGATAGTGCAAACTATAAAGATTATGATGTAATGGTTAAAGGTGATGGTTGGTGGGATGGTGTTGATTATAAAGATAACAATCATCAATTAGTGAAAGATGCGATTTATAAACAACCATGGAACTATGCTAGAACTAAATACTATGGCATAACTCAAATGATTGATATCTCTGCATATTCTACTCAAATGAGTTACTTCTACAGTATGCTCTATGATGATATCCTTCTAGAAGAAAAACTATTAGTAAAGATTCCATCCATATCTACCTCTCACCCATTTAAATTAGCACACTTATTTATCTTTATGACTTCTTTGACTTACATGTTTAACGGTATCGAAGATTTCATTATTGATAATCCTGCTAAGACAATGATTGTTCAAGGATTTAACTTTAGAACAAGCCTTTCTGATCTTAAAGAATACTTGAGAAAGAAACATAGAGAAGAAAAAGAATTCCCTATTTGGGATTTTATCACTCCTAAATCTCAAATTAAAGATCTAGCAGAGTTTATGAATATCTATAAAACAAATATAGAAGTTCGTAGAACTATTTGCCAAAGAATGCTTGAAGCTCAAGATTGGGAAGAATATAAAGTATGGAAAGATCTTTATGACTCTCTTATGAATTGGAAGCTCACCATGAAGTACTTTACTTTAAGCAATGGTGAGATTGCTAAAACATATACTGAGTTCTTAAAAGATAAAGATACTGTATTATACGATAAACTAGTTAAGGTAAATAGTATTATCTCTTCTGATGAAAAGATTGATACTATTACAAGTCTAGTAGATGATATCATCTATATTCTAAATGAATATATGGGTGATATGAGATATATCTTTGATGGATATGCTGGTCATTCTGGTAATGAAATCATGAAGTATATTATGCTCATGATCGAATTCTTCAAATCCTATAAGATAGTATTCCTTACAAGAAATACTACTATGGAAATCACCTGGGGTAAAGACAGAGATGAAGACGTAATTATTCGTCCTAATGATATGGCTTATTCTAATGAAATAGATAAGAGACCAGAGTACTATCCTATCGTAGAAAAGGTATTTGATAAAGAGATCAATCATGTAGATGAAAGATTTGATAAAGTTCCTTGGATGAGGGAAGATCTAGTATTCAGCTATAATAATGATCGCAAGTATATTATTATAGATATACCAGCATCTACTTATCTATGGTCTCAAACTATAATGAAAGATATAGATGGTACTGTTAAGGGTGATGATTATCAACAATTCTCTAAAGATATTATCAAATCTGACGTATTCAATTACGTTAAGAATTTATTATCTCAAGATCTATTAACTGGTAAACTATCTCCATTCTTATACGAAGTAAATGCAGTTATTAATGCGGATACTAATATTGATAGAAAAGATGTAGATACTGATAGCTTTATTGGCAATTTTGAATTTGTTCAAGAAGAAATCAAACCTATTATCATTCCTGGTAAGTTAAAACTAGGTACTACTTATAAGGATTGGACGTTTGGTTTAAATATTGCTATTGATAGCATCTATAAAGATCTATCCAAATACGCTCAGAAATCTTTAGGTAATCTTACTGGTCAAGTAGCTATATTAAATGATACTATTAAAAATGACTTGTCATTAGTAGATCATACTTTCAATGTGGAAGAAATGTTTAAAGGTTTATCTAAAGTGGTAAATGTTCCAGGCTCTGATCTTATTCATGCAGATACTTCTATGATTACTTCTACATTTGCTATGTATGAAGATTGTAATACTCTAGGTAGTATCGATGCTAAATGGGTTAATACTAAGAATGTAGTAAATATGTCTGAAACATTCTCCGCTTGTGAAAATGTTATTTCGATAGATATTTCTACATGGGATACATCTAAAGTTAAAGACATGAGCTTTATATTTGAAGATTGTTCAAAACTCGTAAATATTGAAGGTGTATTGGATATGAGTTCTTGTACAAACTATATGAACATGTTTGTTGGTTGTGATACTTTAGTTGGTGTAAAAGTTATTAATCCTCCTGCAGATTTTGAATCTGTAACTAAGATTAGACACGATCAATACGAAGTAGTTACTAAGACAAATATTGATACTGACTTCAACATCTCTATCAATATTACTAATGACTACATAAGCCTCAAGAAATACATGTCTATTAAAGATCCAGATTCTACTATGCATATATTATCTTCTGCTATCTTAACAGAATTGAATGGTGCTAAAGCTAATAACGTTTCAAAAATGTTTGAAAGAAGTGCAGTAACAGATATTCCTAATCTTCATATAGATACTTCTAAAGTAGAAGATTTCTCTGGAATGTTTGGATGGTGTTCTAGTTTATCTACTATAGATACAAGCTGGATTGATACAAGTTCCGCTACTAATATGAATGAAATGTTTGCAGCTACTAATGTAACTACATTAGACTTGACTCATTTCGATACTTCTAAAGTAAAAGATTTTGGAGATATGTTTAATAGATGCTCTAACTTAACTACAATTATAGGTATTATAGATATGACTAGCAGTACAAACTGTGAAGGAATGTTTGATGAATGTACTAATTTAACTGGAGTTAAAATCTTTAATCCACCTCTAGACTTTGAAGATAAATGTGGATTAACTCATGACCAATATGTAATAGTGAAATCTAAATAAAGTATGGAGGAATACCAACGTGATTAATGATAAATACAAAATCCAAGAGGAAGTCTTAACTAAATCTTCTGAAGGATCTGAAGATCTTGTATCCTTAGAAGAAGGCCATCCTAATGGATTAAAAACAGAAGTTATTATTAGAGATCATGATACTGGATTAGAACTATTCCGTGGTAGTAATAAAACTCTTATCTCTGGATCTGAATTTATTGCTATGCGAATGTTTGATCTTCATGATAAATCTTTTGTAACCCCTACCTATAATAATAGACTACAATTAGAAAATACAATCAATAATCCTAATCAAGAAGAAGTTTTGAATAACTACTTTGTTCAACTATTCTGTTTAGGCACTTCTGGTTGTAACCGTGAATCTGCTTTAAAATATGAAGTAGATAATAAGAAATGGATTGCTCCAGAAGACATGGTTCCATTCCAATATGTTCCAGAAGATAAAGATCTTGATGCTGATAATCGCCAAATCTACTTTGGTCGTAAAGAGCTAAAAGATAAAAAGATGGTTGCTTATTACTTTAAGAAGTTTGATAGCGACCCTACTGAACGTAAACAATTGGAAGATGGTACTCCTATTGATGCTACAATTTATGATGACCAATCTGAATTACCAGCACAAATCATTGTAGAAAATACTTTGGTTATTACTAAAGATGACTGCCGTGATTACTTTATTAATACTACTGGTATTAATGATGCTAGATTCAACTGTATCAGCTTATGTTTAGCATATAAGAAAGAAAGTGAAGATGGATATACTTATTATCAAGATATTCGTCCAGCTACAAGAATCAACTTCCCTAATAAGTTCTTAAATGACTTAGGTGCTTCTTGGGATATTATCTACCGTATCTACTTCTAATAAAATCTACCCCATAGGACTTTGTTCCTATGGGGTTCTTTTTTACTATTATAGAAACTAAGGAGTAAAGAGGATGGTGATTTATATATGAGGGACGCATTAAGAGAAATGGTTAAAAATCTTGCTTTTGAAAGATTTAAGAAAGAAGGATCTAATGAAGAATATGTTAGATATAGATCTAATATGAAAACAACTAAAAAAGATATCAAAACAGATGAGTCTGATTATATGATAGATTCAAAACCTATTGATGAATATGTTGATGATATTTATACAGTCATAGATCTAGCTCTTGAAGAAGAAAGATTAGAGATCCTTATATGGGTTACGATAGTTGCTGTATTATTAACCGTTACTGTTACACTTTTTATAGTACTAAAAACACCCCTACTAGAATTAATCTAGTAGGGGATAAGATTTTAATAACCGAAGATTTTATCATAACCATATTCTTCCATATCGAATGTCTTAACAGTACTATCATGGAAGTTTTTCATTGATTTCAATTTGATTTTTGCAGGAATAACGTATGAAGCAACTCCTACATTTTTAATACCTAATCTAGTAAATAGATTACCAGCACATTTATTGCAAATACCTTTTTCAGATTCACATAGACCAGAGTATCTTAGTTTAACTTTCTTACCAATATAGGAATCTCTATTGTCAGAAGTTAACTCTACTAATCTAGAACCTTCTACAATATAGCTATACATCCAGTCATCAATATTATCACCAGTTAGAAGAATTTCTTTATATCGTTTGGTACCACAATCAGAACCTTCTTCTAATACAGTCAAATGCTCTAATGCTTTAACGAAGATTTTTTCCCATGCACCACCATCAGCAGTTTTCTTAGCACGAGCATATGGACCAAATGCTAGAGAGTCTGAGAATGCTGCATATTCATCAGGTTTAATACCAGTGGTTAAGTCAGATTTAATAACAGTATATTCGCCATTAGGATTTAATGGATCAGGGTTTTTAGATGCGCCCTTCATAACAAACATGTTTTTGAAGTTGTTGTTCCAGTCAATCTTAGCACCAGAATTAATCATATCAATAGATGGATCATCTTTAAGCATTTCTTTGCAATCTTTGATTAGTTCTTGTTCTATTTTTTGAGATACTACTGGATCATGCTCATCCAATTCCTTTTCATATTTCTTTAATAGTTCTTGTTTCTTTTTAGAAATAGCTTTAGGAATACTCATCATATTTTCAGTAATAGAAGCAGATAAGATGTTGCAGTATGGTTGGAACTTTTCTGTTTTAGTAATAAGACGTTTTAAAGCATCTAATGGAACCTTATCTTCTACTACAGCATAAGAGACTTGTTTATTGATCTTTTTAAACATCTTGCTTGTAATAGGTTCATTGATATAACCAAATAGTTCAAATAAGTCTTGCTCTATAAATGCCTTATTAAATACCCAAATACCTACAGTTGTTTTGATGATATTTGTATTCTTATTTCCTTCAGGGCCATAACTTCCAACTGGAATATCAACTAGGTCATATGGCTGAAATCTTCTTGTATCATTAAATTCCCCAAACATATCCATTGCAAAAGATAGTTTAGTACACTCATCCTCTGTTATAGCCAAAAGATATTCAATATCTTTAGGGTCGGTTATTCTTTTAGCTTGTCGTTTTACAACTTTTAATGCCATAAAAGGTTAACTCCTTTCATATGAATCTTTAGAATTATATGAATGTCTCCATAGTATATTTGGATAGGTCTGACATTATAATGAGTATCCTAAGAATGGGTATGAAATTTTAATGTAAGGTGAAGGAATATCAAAAATGGTATCAGGGAATTTCAAAATTACAGTCGAAGACAAAAATAAATTTTTATATATCGTAGAATTAAAAACTGGTAAAAAAGAAAGTGCTATTGAAGTAAAATTCAGTTCAGATGCTTATGATCAACCACCAGAAATGAAGAAAAGAATAATCGATTCATATGATAAGGTTTGTAGTTATATCATAGAAAAAGAATTTGTAGGTTTTATAAAAGAAAAGTTGGAACTGTCTGCTAGGGTTAGAAGCATTGTAGTTCCATTGACTAAGATAGAATTCCTAATTCAATCTTATAAAAATTATAAAAAGTCTTCAATCAAATAATGGGTTATATACTATAATTTTGAAATAAGATTCGCTAAGTACTAAATGTACTTAGCGGGTTTTATTTTTACAAACCCATTTACTTATTATTAATTCTTTTTGTTTAAGGTATTAAAAAGGAGGAGAATTTAAGATGGATCACAATAGTGCGAATGCCTATCCAAGGAGTGAACAATTTGATTATTTCACTAAATTTGAGATGATCAATTTTGATGAGGAATGCCGTAAAGACCTCACTAATGGGCATGGCTTTATTATCAAAGAACCACAACCTATCAACAAAGCTTTAAAATCAGATGACTCTATTTTCAGTTCTAAATATGGTAAATCATTACAAGACAAGAATCCATATTCCAATAGATACTCTTGTAAGTATGGTTGTACACAAGGCGCATTCTATTCTGTACCAGGAGATAAGAACTGGGTGTGTCCTATTTGCGGAACAGAAGTCAAATCTGTAGGTGTAGATTTTACTTATTTTGGTTGGATTAAGATTAAAGATGAATTCTGTCTTATCCACCCATTATTATTTTTAACAATCTCTAGCTTGATTGGTAAGAATAATTTAGAAGAGATTATAGAGCCATCTGTAGAATTAGATGCTAATGGTCAGCCTATGACCCAATATGATAAACGTATCTTAAAACAAAAGTCTAAACGTGGTGGGTATGGTAAACGTAAGAAAGCATCTTTAGATACTAGATTTGCTGGTATTGGGTTAATGGGTTTTAGAGATCACTTTGATGAAATCATTGAATACTTCTATAAGAAGAAACCTGCTAAGAAGGAATTCTATGATGAAATCATGAAGGAAAGAGACAAAGTATTTATCCACTCTATTCCTGTATATACTACTCAGCTTCGTATTGCTAAAGTAGAAAATCATAGATTTACATTTGAATCTACCAATGCAGATTTTAACTTATTAGCAAAACTTGCTGCTACTGTAAATAAGAATAATCTTTCTATTTATAGAAATAAGAAATATCAAAACCAATTATTATGGGATATGCAATCTAAGTTAACTAACTTAACTACAGAAATCATTGCTATCTTATCTGGTAAGAAAGGTACACTAAGATCTATTATCTCTGGGCGTACTGCATTCTCTGAACGTTCAGTTATCGTACCAAATCCTAAATTAAAGATGGATGAAATTACATTGCCATACTTTGGTTTATGTATTTTGATGCAACAAAGGTTGATTAATATTATTAAGAAATCTTATAATATTACATATGCTCAAGCATATAAGATCTGGTACTATGCATCTCTTAAAGTAGATGAACGTGTACTACAAATTATCAATGAATTGATTAATACTAATAGAGTATCTGTATTGATCAATCGTAACCCAACTATCTTCTATCAATCTATCGTATATAAAAGAGTTGTAGGATGTACTCTAGATTATACAATGGGTATTGATGTATATACATTAGATGGGTTAGCTGCTGATTAACAAAATGGTCCCTATATATGGTAACATG